ACGTACCGGTCGAAGTGGAAGTGTTTTGCGGAAAGTCGATGTTGGCCACTGGCGAAACGCTGTTGTTGGTGACAACCCAGCCGCCAGTGGTACGCGCTACAGAGATACGAGTGTACTGCGCGTAGCCCCCTTCGTTGGTTCCTTGCGTGCCGCTGTCGGCTGGGTCAGCCGTATGCAGTGAACACCAAAGGTTGGTGAGTGGCGCCGATGCAGCGTTGTCCGCGATGTTGCTGATCGCAACAGCGTTGAAAATCAGCTTGCATACATCATTCTCGAATGTGTCTGAAAAGCCAGCCATGATTAAATCCTCACTATGCTATACGTTCGATAATAACGATATTACCGTTTTCGTCGCGTTGCGTAACTTTATATTTAGGGAGTACCAGTGGCGGTGTTTTTGGTGCAACCACTGGCGCCGGTTTGACACTTTGTAGTTTGGCAATCTGTTGTTCCAGTTTAGCGCAATTAGCTTGTGCCGCTTCCAGTTGCGTTTGCGCTCTGATCTTATCTTGGCATTCCGCAGCCACTTGCATCCGCAGCGCGTCAATCTGGCTTTGCATTTCTTCCAGATCAGTAGAATGTTTGCTGCGCCTTGCATCTAACTCCTGTTTAGCCGCGTCCTTTACATCGTCAATTTTGTGCAGCAATTCCTTATGCCGTTGTGCCCATTCCTTATTTGACTCTGATAGTTGCACTACCAAAGCCGCGTTGTCATTTTCTGCTTTGAGTAATTTATCTTCTGCCGCTTGCACTTGGCGTAACAGTATTTTGCCGACGCTATCATCACCAGAAGGTGGCGCCTTTGGTGTAATGGCGCTAGCCCGGTTTATTCTACGGTCCAGTAACTGCATTATAGGAGTCATTGTGGTGCCTTCCCGCTAATAAGCCCGCGTGCAAACTCAACTGGATTATCAGGCTCTTCGATATAGCCCTGATCTACATCAGTCAAGTACCCAATTGGTTTAGCCAGTGGCGCGACAGGTAAACCAGTCACCATTCCTACAGTCGTCAGCACATCTTGGATAGGGCGCTTTAATCTGGCTTCGTCTTCTGTTGCAACTTTCCAAGCACCTACTGGAACTCTTGCTATTGCTTCCACTGCTGATACGGCTGGTGATACGCTCATGCGATCATCATACCATTTATCATTGAACTGGTTAATGCCGATCTGGGTTATTGGCCCAAGTACAGGAACCATCGCTGTAGCCATGCGAGCCTGACCACCAAAGAACATGGACAGGATGTTATCCAGATAGCCGTCATCGTCATCATCGTCAAACGCTTGGCCACTGACCATCTGCACAATCGCTTCACCAATCACGGCTGGAATCATAAAGCCCAAAGCGTAAATATACAGCGCCCGGCCACCAGCTTCGAAACCACTTTTGCGCATTGCCTTGGCAAACTCTGTAGCGTTTAAATTGGCACTCATATTAAAGTAGGAATAGAACATGGTGAAGACGCGTTTAAATGAGCTGCCTGTTTCGAATCGCGATACGTCTTCCGCATGGAAAGTACCTTGTGTTTGCCGTACAGCCGCATCCGCCTCGCGTACGGCAGACTTTTCATCTGCCCCGTTTTGGGTTGCCTGTTCATACGCGCCACCCCAAGTAACCATATCGACCACATTCTGCATGCCGGTCTGCATGAAATACCCATGCTCGGTTGCGAAGTCCTTAGCCTTTTTATATTTGCTTGGGTTAAGCGTGATATTGTCGATGCTCTGCCGAATCTCCATCAACTGAGAAGACAACCGGTTGCGCATAAACATGGACGATTCGTTTACATGGCTGGTGTACTGTCTTGGGCTACTGGTGTAGCGCCATAAGGCACCAGCCAGATAACGTGGTTTAACTTTAATTGCTGACAAGGACAAGCCAGCAATCTGTTGCAGCGCCACTGACACGTTAGCCGCCATCAATTGGAGCCCGGTATTGGTGCGCACGTTATGGAAGAACGAATCAAGCATACGCATGCGCGGGCCTGACGGTTGTTCCACCAGTTGCAGGGCTGCCCGTTGCAGCCAAGGCATCAGCATCACAGTGCCGACTTCGGAATCCAGCATGGCCAGCGTGCTACGGAAATCCTTGTTGATCGCCACGCGGCCAATGTCTTTTACCACTGGTTCCAAATGCGTGAATCGAAGTACCTTCTCGATGTGGCTAGGGATCAGGCCCAGTTCCAGAGACAGGGGTTTAGCGTAGGCTTCCGTACGCTGCTTGGTGAAGCCACGGCCTGTCGTTGGGAACATAAAGCTGGATGGCCGACCTTCTACCGTTTCTTTCTCGGCGCGAATGTTCGCGTCCTCGACAATGAACGGGTCTACCAGCGCCGGGAAGTAGCCACCAGCAAACGTGCCGAATGGTGTATTGATTGGCTGCGCCGTCACTTCATTAAAAAAGAACCCGTACATTGCTTTATGGGATTTCTGTGCGCCCGGTTTTAATTCGTCTAGCAGATCCCAAACCTTCTGCACGAATTCATAATCAGCTTTGTTAAGCATGCCTTGGCTGTGCATGCGTTCGATAAATTTATCCCAACGTCTGGTGTCCAGTTCACCTTCGCTGTTGAAGGCGCCCCATTCACGGCCACGCAAAAGCTTCTGCAAATTGGATTGGTTGCCAGTGTGCAGCAGCGCGCCGATCAGTTCGGTTTTATTGGCGAACTCGTAGCCAATTTCTGGTGCGTCAATCTTGCCGACTTTAAAAGTTTCCTTCGGCACTGACTTGGCAATCTCTTCGTATTTGCGCAGGATAAGGCGCCGGTCGTCACGATAGCGGTCTGCCGCTTCGCTGACTGGCTGCCAGATATAGCGACGGAATACACCTTTAGGATCGCCGCTGTCCATGGCATCAGCCCACGATTCTACGCGGCGCAACTGAGCCAGCCCGCCAAGGAACCCCATTTTGGTTTTGTCCCAATTGGAAATGGCTTTGGTGTAACCAGCTTTCTTGGTGCCGGGTTTCACCAGAGACATGATAACGCTGGACAGCTCGCCAACCACGGTGTCGCGGTCCAGTTTCTCGCCGTCAATCTCTACCTGCCGCGTGCGCCGGGCCATCGTCCACAGGCCGTCTATCGCGTCATTGACCATCGAGAAGTCAGCCACAGTCAGATCTGCAACAGGACGGCCATCGCTCGATGCCAGTTCCACCAGCTCTGACAGATCCGCGTAGGTTTGTGGATCGTACATGGACATGGCTTTCATGTAGCTCGCCGCAGTAGCTGCCGCAGCACCAATGCCATGAACGGCTGCTACAGAGCGAGCCGCGTTGACCATGTTCATATCGTAATTTTTAGCCAGCTTATCGTCAGACTTGGACAGACGTTTTGTCCAGACCTTGATAGCTTTATCAGAGAATGCTTTTTGCGCCGACGCCTCTTTAAACAAAAAGATGTTGAGCATTTGTTTCTGCTTGGCATCAAACGCTTTATCCAGATTACGCCCGGTTCCCATACGGAACTCATGACCAAGCAAATGATCTTGTGCCTCTTGTGAAGCGCGCAGCGCGGCTTCCTCATACAACCGTGGGTTAAGCTCGCCAAGTCTCTGCCGGGAAATAATCTGCTGCGCGATATCCTTAAGCACGGCCTTGTGTGTCAGCTCGCGTTTTGCACCCATGCGTTTAAGAATGCGCAGTTCCATATTGAACACGTCGATCTGTTGCGTGTTCTGAATCTCCATCGCTACTTCCTGCTCTGTCGTACCCTCAACAATAATGCCGCCATGCTTCTCGCGAATGCGCCGGTTTACTTCTTCGTTGATGGTGTCATTCAACCGTGGCAGACCGATCAACTGGCGCACCAGTGATTCACCAGAGTCAAAGCCGAACAGCTCGGCCACTACGTCGGGATGCAGGCCGTTCTCTTTATAGCGGAAAGGCAGATCGCTCAACGTAACACCAAGGTCTAGGAGCGCTTGTTTGTCGAGCTTAGTCGATGATAAACCTTCGATTTCAGTACCATCGGGAAGCTTACCAGTATAAAGCCAGTAAGCAACACGGTTGATAGGAACTGCCAGAACTTCCGCACGCACCACCGGCGCCAAGGCTTTCTTTTCATCCCGCCATGCTTGTGTTTTTTCACGGCGCAACTCCTTCATGATCTTGGCGCGGAAATTATCTTCTGCGATTAATTTGGCTTCCTCATTTAAATTATTGTACGCGGCGTATTCTTCGCCGGTCATCATGGTTTCGTCCATCAACTTAACGTCGTAACCATTGCGCTGATGCGCCTGTTTAATCGCTTCGTCAGTAGCAATCAAGCGGTCCATCACTTCCCTTACTTCTGGTGTCAGGGTTACATCCAACATAACCATGCTTTTATAAATACGGCTCAACCAGTTTTTCAACTGATGAAAGACAACGCGCAGTTGGAACGAAGGCGCTTTGCCTTCCATCAAATAAGCTTCGAATCCACGCGCAAACGTTTCGTGTGACTCTGTAGAAATTTTATCATCCGTTGCACCAGTCCATTCCTTGATGGAAGCCCAGTCAGATTTTAATTGCTCTGGTGCATCAGGCCGTAAAGCGTCTGATCTTAATTCTTCCAGCCAGATGTGCGCACTTTCGTGGGCGAACGTACTGGCATCAGCATTTTTAAGCAACGCGATCAGGTTCTTGATTGGTACGCTGGCACCACGTTCGCCTTGGAACAGCACGCCCTGCCCGGCATCGACTTTGGTTGGCAGCCGGATTTCCTCACTGGCTGCCAGATCCCACACGGCTTTTTCACCCAGCATTTCGCCCTGAGCAATCGCCACATCGCGTGGCAGCACGTTGGTGATGTCGATGTAGCCTTTGCCTGATTCGCTGTCTACCCACACCCCCAGCGCCGCGTTGGGATCTGCTTGAAAGATGTCCCGGTTGCGCCGCATGAATGTTTCCAACTCGCGTGACGTCGGCGCGCCTTCGGTCACGACACCGCGTTGTGGGTAACCTGCCACGGCCACGCCTTCGGTTCCAGCCAGATTACCGCGTACCGGGTGTATGGTCCCACCGAACACACCGAACGCCTCTTGGCTGGCTTCACCAGCCGCCACAGCGGCGATGGACGATCCGCGTTCCTCTGGTGTGGCTGGCGGCAGATTGATTTCGCCGCCTTCCAGATCCAGTGCTGGCCGGTCAGGCGTAGGGATAGCCGGTTCAGCCAGTGATTGATTGTGCACTTCCATTTGCTGTGCCACTTCTGGTGGCAAGTCGCGCTGAATGGTCAACGGCTGTTCGTTATACAGTACCAGTGGATCGACACCCAGCCGTTCTGCCCGGCTGCGCAGGCGCTCACGCCAGAGCGTGGCATCGCGAACAGCTTCCTGTTCGCTGGTGCCGATCTGGCGCAGCTTGGTATAGATGTCTTGGTATACAGTAGCCAAGGGGGCTTCCTCGGCTACCTTGGCTGCCATCTCTTTTTCCAACCCAGCCAATATAACTGGCTCTGAATCTGCTACTTGAGCGGCTTCGGTTGGTGTCATTTCCCCCGGATTCAACCGGATGTGCGGAACAAGCTTTTCGTGGAATGGCGTTCCCGCCAGCTTCTCCGCATATGTTTCAAGAGGGACGACCAGATCGCCGCCCGTAGTTTGCGCTTCCTGATATTGATTGAGATTGCCAAATACTTCTTGCGCTGCATTAGGTGCACCATCTTGAAATAAAGCATTCCAGCTTTCTATTGGAATAAAGACATCCTTTACAATCTGGTTATTGTCTTTTAGATGTTTCACATAATCACCAAAAGCCGCTGGTGAATTCTTGAACGTGCTAGAGCTATTAGCCAAGTCTCCCAAGCTGTGCATAAACTCTTCGTTTTGAGCCGCCTTTTCCATGTCGGCATAAAGCTCAATTACCCGTGGTCCTGACGCCAGCGCGCCTAATACCACCGTGCCTTTAAAGGCAGCGGTGGATTCAGCAACAATGTCTTTCGCATCCTGCCCGCTGACACCAGCGCCCATATCACCCGTGGCCGCTTCCCTGCCAACGATGGTGATAAACTTTTGCATGCCTTCGGTGAATGTTTCAGTACCGACAGCCGCCGCGTACTTTTTACCGAAGTCTTTCATGGCAGCCATAACCGTTGGCTTAACCAGAATTTGTTTCAGTTCATCAGTGGTGAATTTACCGATTACTTTATCAATGCCGGGGATGGCTTTGATAGACGTCCTTAACGACGCGAACTCAAGCACTGAGTTAGGCACGGCCACCAGAAGTGAAGCGTATCGCGCAACAACAGGGTCAATACTATTTCCGTCAACATCTTTAGCATCCTCAAGATCACCGAAGGCTTCACCCACACTTTGTTTATAAATTTGCTCGATGTAGGAAGCGTGGAACCCGGCTTTGAAACCACCTACTGCACCAGCCGCTGCGCCGCCCGGTACGGTAGCAAATGCGCCGGGGCCACCCAACAGGCCAGCCGTGGCGCCAATCGCCGCGCCAGCCGGTACGCCAAACTTGAGTGCCGTTTCACCAGCCTCAAGGGTCATTGGAACATTCATGCCAACGATATTCGCCGCTGATTTAAACCAGCTCGGTGCGCCTTCGTCGAACTGCTGCGCCTTCTCCGCTAATTTTTTCTTAAGGTCGGCGCGCTCTATTTGTTCTTGCGGTGTGATGTCGCCTGTTACGGCTTTATAACCAAGGCCCATTAATCTTTCTTGCTCGCCGCCTTCACCGAACCCGTGGGGAATAGCTTGCAGCGTAGCCCACGACTGTTCCAGAGCCGATAAATTCTCATAATCGCCCTGAGCCAAAGAAGCACGAGTAGGATTTTTAGACAACCATTCAGCAAGTAAAGGAGACTGTCTGCGAAACGATTCTGGGTCGAAGTCTTCCTGTTTAGCCTTCTCTTCGATTTCATCTAAGTTGCGCTCAATCAAACCGGTAGGCAGCCCTGTGCGCAACTGCATATTGTAAATACGCGAAGCTTGGTCTATAGGCTTTGGGTCCAAGACAGATGCACGCAACACATCGTCTTCATGGTTGTCTGGAAATAAAGCCCCGGCTGCTCTACGCGCTCCTTGCACGCCGGGGAACAAGCCTTCTGCTTCCGTAACTGGTTGTTGATCCTGATTATCAAAAGCTTGGCTACTGGACAGCACACGCTGTGTGTACTGCTCCATAACCTGAGACAGATAGTTGCGGGTTTCTTCTGGCATGGCGCTAATACTGCCGCGCTCTTTCAGCCTGCCCGGACCACCGTTGTACGCGGCAATCGCCATTTCTGGATCACCGCCAAACTGTTTCATTAAATTAGTCAGGTAACGCTTGGCACCAGCCCGCGCTTCTGGTTCATTGAATGGATCTTTTACACCGTACTCTGCCGCCGTATCATCCATAAACTGATACGGACCTTTAGCGCCTTTAGGGCTTACGGCCATATTGTTTCCGCGTGACTCAACATGCTTAACTGAGTCCAGCAGGATTTCCATGTCAAGACTCATTGTTCTTTCTCCAAGGCTTTTTTGCCTTCTTCGGCAGAACCACCAGTAATGCTGATCGCGTACGCACGTTCAAGCCGCCCTTTCATGCCCTGCTTAATTTGCTGATCACTCCAATCCAGTGGTGCCAATCCTTGGGAGCGCATGTAATTCATGGCGCCTTTCAACCAAGTGCTGTCGATGGTTTCAATTGGCACGTAAATATTTTTACGTTGCTCTGGTTTAATGACTGGCGCAGGCAACGACGTGTCGCCACTCCAATGATCTACCATCACTTTTTTATCAACCATTTTTTGCATGAGCGTTTCTTTTTCTTCCCGGTTTAAAGTTTTACCAGTGCGGCGTTGCTCCATGTCAATAGCGCCTTCTACTTCATTGCGCATACGGCCAAGGTATTCTTTCTGCTCAGGACTAAGATTTTTTTCGTAAGGCTTCATGCCAGCGTTAGCCGCGATCACATTAAAAGACTCCGCGTCCATGGTGGCTGCTTTAACTGCCTCTGGTGAATTAAGCTTGCGCTTGGCTTGCATCAATTCCTGAGTAAGCGTCTGGCCGATAGATGGTTCCAGTTTAAGAATCTGCGCCTCTGACAAAGTGTTCAACACTTGTGGGTTGGACAGCTCCCAATAAGTACTAAACCCAGCAGTGGCTTTTGCGCCTTCACGGAACGAAGCTTCTGACCGGGCATGTTGTTGCTCTGTCCAGCCACGGTTCACTATGTAATCGCGCAATTTAATTTTGGCTTCACCATCCAATGCCTGATATGAAGGCAGTGTTTGTAGTGTCGCCAAATCTGCACCGTCATGGTATTGCTGCAATACATCAGCTTCGTTCGATGCCTTCATTTCCGTTACACCATCCTTGTGGGCCACGGCACGGGAACGCACGTCAGCAATAGCGGCTTTCATTTCTGCCGGGTTATTTTTGTACCGGTCACGCAGCCACGTTTCCATAAGATCGAGGCGTACAGGATCATCAGGGCCTTTAGGCCCAAGGTAACCCCAAGCGGTGTCAGCACCACGGATGGACTCGCCATCGACAGTGGCCGATTTAACCTTGTTACCAAGGAGGACAATTGCCTCTGGTGTCAGCTCGCTTTTAAACTGGTTATAGTAAGCAGCCGCCGCAGAGTCTTTACCCTGAGATAACATCTGGCCGATAACGTCAGCGTGGATAAGCGTACCGGCAATGCGTTTCTGCTGGTTGATTACATCCACGTCATCCATGCCTTTCAGCCGCGCTTGCCGTTCAATCTCCATATCGGTGCGCAGCAAGGACATCTGGATCTGGCCCGGTTGGTCCCAATTCAATGCAGCCGATGCGCGCTCGGTGGCCATCAATCCTTCTGACACTGAGTCTTGATAAGCGCGGGATTGGTCAGCGACATGACGGTACAGGCGCGCATCAAACTGGCGATCCGCGATGCGTGCGCGTTTATCGAAAGCAACCCTTTGTGTATCACTGCCCAAGCCGTCGCGAATCTGTTTAGCAATGCCTTCGCGTTTTGCCCGGTAGTCTTCCGACAGCGGCTGTTTAACAGCGTTGCCGCCGACGACATTAACAAAACCATTTTCCTTGCCGTATTCCAGTTCCAGCAAACCTTTCTGGTAATTCGAAAAACCTTCCTCGGTTTGCGCTTCGTCAATACGCGCTTTCTCTTTTAAAGCCAAAGCTGTGACGGTATCACCCAACCCGGTAATAACTTGGCCGAACTGGATTTCTGCTTGCGCTTCTGCGCCACGGCGTGGCGTGCTTAATTGCAGACGCGAGACGCCACCACGCCCCGATGGTGCGGGGCGTTGGCCTAAGTCTTCTGCTGTCGGTAATCTGGCCATCACACATCACTCCCAAAAAGATCGCCATATTTAGAAGCGAAAGAAGTCGCGCCGCTAATAAGAGTGGAGGTGTAATTCTTACCGGCTGCTTTAGATGCGGCGTTGCCTTCAAACAGCGCCGCCGACGCTGCGCTCTTGCCACTCAGGCGCCGGGCTTGTGCGCCAACTTCATAGCTGCGTGCCTGTTCTTCACCTTCGTACAGGGCGAGCTGCGAGCGATAAGCGCCTTCCATGTAGATGTCATTCAGGATGTTGACGACGTTCTGGTCAGATGCACCAGCCCCGGACGCCGCCGCCTTAGCCAGTGTCTTGCTGCCCAGCAACCCGGCCATGCGCCGTTCTTCGAAGGCGCTACGCTGTGATGCAGCACGAGCCTGACCGGCCAAGTAATCAGCCTGCCGCGCTTCGAACTCGGCCATAATCAGTTCGTTTTTTGACGTCTCTTCGGCCTGCTTGACAGCAGCCTTACCGGCGTCTTTCTGCCCCTTGGCGCTGGTAATCGTGCCAAGTACAGACAGACCGGCGCCGATGTAGGGCATTGCAACTGCTAAAGCGCCCATCTGACGTACTCCCCAAATTCACATGGTTCGAAACCAAGGTAAGCCAAAAAGATACCGGACGTTGGAATGTCTTCGTCACGGTTGGCTATCAGGGTCCATTTATTTTCGTCGGCTATCTTAAGCATGGCTTTAGCGAACTTCATGACCGACAGTTTATTTTTAACCAATACGTCTTCCTTGCCTTCGGTGAAAACTACCATCTGATCGCGGGTCATACGAATAAACCCGCAAATGCCTACCAGCTTATCGTCAATCTCCAGAAAATAAGCACGCATGGTGGGAACCTGAAACGGCAGTTCCCCGTAAAATTCCCCGAACAACTCGGCGGTAGCTGGAATAATTTTCATGACTTCTCTTCCACGTCATAAGCCAGCACTGCCGCCAGCAGAGTTACCGGGCGTGGTGACGTGGCTTGAATGCAGATACGTGCGTCACCGCTCCATTCGCCGGGGAATTCTATAAGCTCTTCGTCGTACGCGCTATAAAGCGTACCGTCTGGAATGTCTTCTGAGTTTTCCACCAGTGGCATATCATCGAGCACATCAAACGATGGACCAAACTTAAGGCTGCCCACCGCCGCATCTGCCAGTACGAAACCAAGCTGCGCAACCCGTTTATGGTAGGTCAGTTGTACAGCCTCTTCGCCACTGACATAAGCCAGCTTGGTGCTTTTCCATTGCGCCACGTAAGGGATGCCAACCACTGCCGACGTTACAGGTTCTGGCAGCGTGTCAATCATGCCGCCTACCACTGTCTTGGTGCCCAAGTCTTTACCATTGCCCCACACTGTAACCACTTTACCTTCCAAGTGGCTAAGCCCGGAAAGCGCCGTGGTGGCTACACCAGAGTAGGAAGCGTGGCTATCGCTGGTTTTGGTAAAGGTTGTACCGCGTGCTTCCGACTCCAGAGCCCACAATTCGTAATAACGTTTAGTGACGCCATTGATCGTGCGCTTAACCACGTAATAAACAGAGTCTTCGACGTCGCCCGGTAAAACCATCACGTCTTCTACAATGCCGTCAGTGGTGACAGTCACCCAGCACAGCACGTTTTCGACCGGGTTGTGCACCAGTACAGCGGCCTTACCGTCAGCGCGCACGCAGTGAATGCGGGTGTCTGGCAGCCGCTGCACGGCTACGTGGACAAAGCCACTGTCGCCAACCTCTGGCACAATGATGGAATCCTCTGTACTGGCGTAGTCACCGACGTTGGCATCAAACGCCAGCTCAAACAGCCGCGTACCGCCGCGCTGCACGAACACGCCACGGGCGTCTATCTTGCAGGCTATCGCACTGTTCGAACCCTGTGACGAAGCCTCTTTGATGTTGAAGTTGGACGGCGTAAGTGCTTCGTCGAAAGAGGTTGCCCGTGCTGAGTGTTCCGCCCCTTCGGCACCGACGATAAGCCGTTGCAGTGGCAGCAGCCAGTTAATGTCATCCACTGGACCTGATCCAACAGTACGGTTGATTGGGCCAGCATCACCAACGGTGTCAGGGTTGAAGTTGTAAAAATCATCCGATACAGATCCGTAAATACCATTCTTACCAGCCCACCATAAACGGCCTTCATAAAAAGCTACCGCAGTCGGGAAGCCCGACACGGTAGACCATGATCCTTCTGCCCAAAACTTGCTGGCATCGGTCGAACCAAAATCGGTTAGCACTTCCGCGCTAACCGAAACTGAACTGGTAAACGCTGTAATACGCGCCACGCCAGTTTTACTGCCAAGCGGATAATCAAGTGTGGCCACCACGGTGCCGGATGTATAGCCGCCAGTCTTGATACCCAGCCGGTAAAACACAAGCTGATTATCCAGAGAGTCGTTATAAGTGGTAGCGGTGTTAGCCGTAAAGCTGGTGACATCCACCCAGTTACCCACTACACCAACCGACCGTTGCAGAAACACGGTAGCAACCCATGTTCCTGTCAAGGTTATGGCGAAGCGCCGTTGCTCGCCTACGCCGCTGGCTTCGATAGCACTGGTGAAAGTATTCTGCGCGGCGATGGAAGCCGTGGCGCGCTGACCAACGGAACGGATTTTAAAAATGCAGCCAACGTGGTCTGACAGGAACACAGCACGCGAAGCTGTCAGCGTAACGTTGCCGGAAATAGCGCTGGCAGTTAACGTAGTTTCGGTTTTATTTTCAGTAAGGTACGGGCCAGCGTCTGCCTGATAATAAACCAGCGACCAAGAGCGAAGGCCACGACGTTCTATTTTACGTTGCAGGAAACCTTTGCAAGCCACAAACAAAATGTCACCACTCTGGTCAGCACGGATAAGGCGCAGACTGGCGGTGTTCCATGGTGCAGTGATAGTCATCGCCCCGGCTGCCTCGATGTTGATCGAATCAACCAGCACGATGCGTTTTAATTCACTACGAAAGCGGATGTTTATGTTACCAGTCGGGGTAAACGCAAGTGAGTGCGTGCCAGTATCCAGCATGGTTTCGCTGACATACTCGTCGCCACCAACAGTCGAGCCTACGCGAAAGACAACCGGGCCGCGCTGGATAACGACATGTAAGGCATGCTCTACGTTCTGGTCTGGCGCTGCCACGGTGACGACCTGATCGCGAATGGCAGCAGCGGTGCCGTCACCAGTCAAACCAAGATAGCCGCCTGTTACCCAAGCGCTGGTGGCGCCAACTTCGTCGTTATCGGTCCAGCTCGACACGTCAGTGTCAAAGTTGCCATTGGCTACAGCGGTGCTGACAGATGGGCGAACGATAGGTGTGTCATCCACCCACACGCGCATAACGAGGTTCGTTATTTCAACGGCTGCCAGATCATCAGTCGAGAAAACGAAAGGTAGGAACCGGGCTTGGGCATCGTTATGAGTTGAGCCCAAATAACCCAAGCCGGGGCGGAACATCATGGAGCCCAGTACGCGGGGCATCCAGTTATCCATAATCTCGGCAGAGAAAGACAGGCGTTTCATGTCGATACGCGCAAGCGCAAGCTTCGACACCAGCCCCCGGTTAAAGCCGTAGAAAGCCGCCGATTTCCTAGCCATGATATTTACCCTATCAGTTGACCGCGAGGACCGCGATCACGACGCCCCATGCCACTCCTACGGGAGATATTCCAATTGCCTTCTGGCGGGAATGCAGTTGGATCGCCCATGGCATCCTTGCTGCGCGCATCTTTAAGGCGTTGCTGCATAACAGCTATCGTCAGTTTAAGTTTTTCAGAGCTTTGGGTAAGCGTCCATACGGCTTCCGACGCCAAGTAAGCAGCCACGTATTTAGTGAAGGTTTGCGGCCAGCGCTGCATGTCATAGCCATAGTTGTTGGAGTTGGAAATATACCGCACATAGATAGGGTCAATATTGGCGAACCAAAACCCTACCTCTTCCAGCATATTAAGCAGAGGAACTTTAAGATCCTCGTCTTGGCATACGCTGCATGTACGAATAAAATCATTTGGTTTGTCGAAGGCGTTTTCAAAACCGAAAGCCGGAACAGTGGCCGACTTGGTAATTTGCACGGCGCGCATGGCAAAGTTCCATTGCCCTTGTTCCAGACAATAATCCCTTGCGCCATCGTTCCAGATGTCATCCAGCACGCGCCGTGGTTCGCGGTTTTCTACAAGGCTGCTCAACCGGCGCTCACCAATCAGGCGCAGTGCTTCATTGTAAAGTCCTAATTGAGTAGCGGCCATGATGGTAACTCCTTAAAGCGTAATAAGGTGTGAAGCCAACCAAACATTAGCATCCTGTTTGTTAGCGCAACCTTCCCTGATAATTTCCTTATCAGCCTTACGAATAACAACCCACTTTTTATGCGGGCCTTTGAATTCAATAAGGTACTGACTATCGACGTCTTCCGGCTCTGCTTCGTCACTGACCAATTTAACGTGGAGAAGCTTGATTGTTTTGGCCCATACGCGGCCACAACTGACAACCAGCAATTCGGCGTACCATTCATCAGTATCGACGCGGACGCGGATATGATCGTATGGTTGAAGTTTACTGGCGATGTTCGCAAAAAAAGCCGTGTTCATAACGTCATCAAGAGACGTCCCGGCTTCTACTGTAACTGTCCAGTTAGTGTTTACATGTTCGTCGTGAGCAAATCGTGAGGGATCGAGGGACATTGTTTTTCTCCAAAAGCAGAGGGGCCGTTAGGCCCCCCTTAACTTATTAGCTGAACGTTGAAGTCATCAGAGAACCAGTCGTGAAGCTGGCCGCGCCCGCCGTAGAGACGGAAACGATAGCCCCATAAAAGGAGGTGACAGTGGAACCAGCCGAACTGAACTGTACGCCCATGACCAGATCGCCGGGGCGCATGCCCAAAGCTTTCCCGTCAGAGAAGAAACCGGATGCAGTCAAGTCAGTGGTAAGGTTGGTAGAGCTGTAATACCACAAAGCCCCGCCTTGCCCACCGGGTGCAGCCGGGGTAGTAGTCAGCCCGGTAGTACCTACCACCATGCTCATGCTGGCAGCCAGTACCATCCGTGGTGGGTTGGCAACAGACGTAGCCGCTGTAGATCCTGAGTAAGCCATGATTGCTTCCCCTTATTGAGCGACGAACGCACTGCCGTCGTGGTTAATGACAACTACGCCGCTGTTTTGCAGCAACTTAGCACCCATGAAAATAGACGCCCGTGCCCATGAATAATCCTGTTCTTCGTCATAGCCAACAGGAGTTTCCATGGAGCCAGTATTAGCCGCGTGACCGATAGCGCTCTTATGGTACAAGAAGCATTTTTCGGCAGAGGTAGCTTTGCCCGGCAAGTTAGGGTGTTCGATAATCAAGCAGTTGCGCCACCGGTAAGCCATTGGCTTATCGCGCCACGATGGATCTTGACCGGCGTATGGACGCAGATCAACATATTGGGCGTTGGCGAACTCAGGCGCTTGTTCCAGATACGCGATAAGAGCCGCAGTGGTCAACAGAGTGACATTGGAATCCCAAGGCACACTGTTGTTACTGAGGATTACGCGGGCGGTTTGAAACAGTGAAACACCGCCTGTTTGTGTAGCGCCGGTATCGTTGGATGCGGTGTTCAACTCGGTGATAATCGAGTCGTCGATCTTGCGATTGATTACACCCATCGTGGTGTCTTGCATGATTTGGCGTTGGTTGCCTTGAGACGCGAAAACGTTAAAGCCTGTTTTGCGAACCAAGTCATGCCATTCTTGCAGGACGGCTGAGTTTTGAGTGAGGTTGTCCGAACGCGCCGGAATCATACCGTTGGTGCCGCGAGTCATCGCGGTAGCACCGCCAGAATCCGCCACCAAGAAAACTGCCGTGTTGCCTTTGATAACGGCTTCGGTAGTTGTGGTATCGCGCAGGAGTGATTGTTTCTGCTCAAACCCGGCAATGAACTCCTGCCGGTATTGAGTCTGGAACGCTGTATCTGCCATGTTGGCATACCCCTTATAAAACGATTAATTTCAACCGCTTCGCTGGGTTGTCTGCTCGTATGGTACTTTCGGGTTATCCTTTCGGGGCCGTTCCCAAACTATCAGGGCCTGCTACTTGGTATTACTTTTGACGGGGCTCATTGCGAGGTTGTCCGTCGTGTGCTGCTGATTATACACCAACTTCAATAAGAGGGAAGAGCGGCACTTCCCTCGGTCCTTTACTGCTTCGCACGTTCCCTTGCAGTGTACAGCTCACGCAAACGAGCCTGCATTTTCTGGTCGTTGTTGTAAGCTTTACGGTCAGTCTTCATTACTTTTTCAATCGCGGTGATTTCATCGTCGATTGCCCCGGCCATATTAGCGCCAGCCCCCGGAACTACAGTGGAAACCGGGTTAACAGTCCGCGCTGTATGCACCAGCCAACGCGCCATATCCGGGTGATTCATCAACGCCGTGCCGTCAGCCAGCCGGGCATTAAGGAAGTTATCCCGAACATCAGCGGGCATGGTGTCTACCAGCCCTTTAATCATGTTCACGTTCGCCCGGTACTCGCCACCCCATTCAGCATGCAAAATATCCTCGGACTGAGCCAGATAAGCCGCGTCTTTCTCGGCCTGCTCTATGGCGCCTTTTTCCTGAGTGCCATAGTACCAAGCCAGCAACTTGTTCACTTGGTCTGGTGTGGCGTTGGTGTCATGCGCGGCTTTAAGAAAGTCGTCAACAAACGGTTTATCGGCTTCACCGATCACCAAGCCATCCGCCAACTTAAGCGAATAACCTTCGGCGTTTTCAGGAATACCGTGCGCCTTGCGCCACGCTACCTGTTCTTCTGGCTTGCCCTTATCTGGATAAGGCGCTGTCGATTTAAGTTCGCCGCTGTCTACTTTCTGCCGCAGAGCCTGATAGCTTTCAAAGATAGCAGCAGGGGAAGCGAAACGATCCAGTGTCTTGGCATGCTTACCATCCGGCGACAACTTGGTACGCCAGTCATCCGGCCAGTCACCGGCTGGGGGTGTATCCGTTGTGGTGTCAGTTGTGGTGTCGGTTGTCGTATCCGTGGTTGTGGTGTCAGTAGTGGTATCCGTGGTTGTATCAGTCGTGGTGTCTGTAGTATCACCACCGCCATTACCACCTTCACCTTCTTCGTCCAGATAAAAACGTTTTAAAGTCCACATTTATTGTTACCTCAAGGTTGCTCTGTAGGGCCATCACGTAAAGCTGACAAATTAATCTTAAGCATCTTTACAATCTGTAAACCTACAAAACGTCGGCCTTCCGCAAAGGAAGTATCCCGATCACTGGTTGGATGATAAGACAGGTTATACGTACCGCATGCATTTTCGATGATCCATCTTAAAGCTCGTTGCTGTTGTTCGGGCGTGGCTGTTCCATCAGCCAGCATTTTAATTGCTTTGGCGTCAGCCTTCTCGTAAGGAGGCGGAAACCATGGGGCGTTTTTATTATCCATTAGCTTTACCATTGGTTAATCTAGGCTGACGCCCCGGCCTTTTAAGGTCTTTCACTTTAGCCTCTTCGCCTTCCTTGGCTAATTCTCCCTTGATTTCCTTTGGGGTTTCAGGCTTACGCATGGTATCCAGCGATTCATTTTTCATCACTGCGCCTGTTTAAATTGACCCTCGGCTTCGCCAAGAGTTTTAGCCACTTCGGCGCCCTGCTGCAAACCAGCCAGAAGAGTCGCCGCCTCTTGTTGCTGCTGTTGCGCTTTAACCATAGCGTTTACTTCGTCCTCACTGTGTACCCACGCCGCAGGAATACCAATAGCATCGAGGACATCACGCAATGCAGTCTTAGAATCGATAATGAGCGCGGTAGATGGGTCCAACTGGATCGATGGAACAACATAACTTTGCGCTTCAAGGAAGCGGTTCCCTTTCTCACGCTCGATGGCTTCATGCAATGGGCTCTCAAAACGAAACTGTATATTGGCCCCCTGTAAGGCTTTGGGTATATCGAAGGGTGAACCAAACGCGCCAGCTCGCAATAAAAGCGAGAAAGTTTCTTCACAGAGTGCACCGTTATACTCCATTTCCATTGGCTCAAATAAAGGCAGAGCATCACGGATATATTGCTGGATGCGCTGGCCCACTTCGTAAGCTGTCATCTCTGGCGCACGTTGTGGCAGCGTCAGCTTGTTAAGATAAAACGCTTCTGCCAGTTGGAACCTTAAATCTTGGGCCATCTCAAGGCCCATCGGCATACCTGATTTATCCTGAGACAACGGCCTTAAAACTTCGCCCATCTTTTCATCATAAGCAGAGTCAACCCAAGTAATGCCACCAGCATAAAGAGCCACGTCAGACCTGATCGCTTCTTGCACTGCGATCATAGGTGGGTTGGTGTGTTTTTCACCGGCTTCCAGCAGGGTATAGGTCATAGCCTGCAACAACCGGGCGTCCGGCAGTGCTGCCACGGTAGCTGGCGAGTAAGCGTATTGCGAACCGCTGACTGTCTGCCACCGTGGGATAACGTAGATGATCGAATAGACACCAACCTTCTCGATGGTGTGCATATGGTCAACATCAAAGTAAATGGAAACATACGGCGTTTTCCATGGGCCACCATCTACCAGATCAGATTCAACCACAATATGCCGACAATCTATTTCTTCGAATGGAGTTTTTTCAGCGGTACGATTAACTTCCGCATGCACTTTACTTGCACCAAAGATACGTACAAGATCCCGCGCTGTAGGTTTCCATACCCGTGCAACCGTGCCTATTTTACCCTCTTCGTTTTCAGCCCATGCCATATCGCGCAAGTGCCAGCAGCGGTACAGTAACCCGGTACGTGCCTTGTTCATTTCCACGGAAATAGCGCACTGACCAAACGCGGCAAAATCATGGTCGCCTTCCTTGGTGGCGCGGGTAAACATGGCTGCCCGGTCGTACATGGCTTTGCGCTGGATCTTGCCAGCCCATTGCAGCCATGCTTTAGCTTCCGGGTCTTGAATGCCGGTAGTCAAGTCGTCAGCCATTTCATCCTTAACAGTCGGATGAAACCAAGACTTTTCAGCCGGGCGCAGCATAAAGTTAAAGGAATTGCCCAGCTCACGCCGGGCAATCAGTGGGTAGCTAGTGGACAGGTTATCCGCAAACTCAGTACCCAAGCTACGACGAATCGTAAAGTCCGCTCGTTCTGGATAAAAGTTTTCCGCCATTTCCTGCCACAAACTTACCAATGACGAACGCTTAGTCATAAGCTGTTGCGTCATTTCAAATAATTGTTTGTCGTCCATATCAACCCCCTAACTTTTCAAAGCCTTCATCCATACCCTGATCCAGTCTGCTTTTAGGGGATGTCAAAATGGTAGACAACCTACCACGCCGTTTTCTTTCCAGTTCACCGCGTGCCAGTTCTTCCGTGGTTGGCGCCGAAGCATCACCAGCGGTAATCTCTGGTGTTGCGATAGGTGTGTTAGGCATAGCAGGCATCTTGGTGGCTGGCGGCAGTTCTGGTGTTTCCGCAGCGGCTTGCTGTTGCTGGTTCTGCGCAGCCTTCGGCATCTTAGGGCTGAATGCGTTCATCAATGGTTTAGTCAGCAAAGCACCAATCGCCATACCGCTCAAGCCACCGATAGTTGCCAGCCCGGCAATCGTACCGCCGCCGCCAATTAAACCGCCGATAGCTGCCCCGGCTAACGGGGCTTCCATCACATGCATTTTAGGACCGAACATGGTAAACCCCCCTATGCGCCAAATTTCTCTACAGTTCCACCAAGGCCCGCCAGCAAGGTGGCAAATCTGCCGCGCCGTGCTTTCGGAGTTTCTTTCTTACCGCCAGTAGTTTCTGTTTGCCCGGCGACATTGCCGGTTGGCGTTGCAGTAACTGGCGTCACTGGTACGCCGGGGGTTGGCCCTACAGTTTGCGGCGCAGCGGGCGCCTGCATCTGGTTAGAACCGGCTGATTGTTGTTCGCTATCCCCACCAAATGGAGTAGCCGACAGCAGCGAAGAAAAGTCAGATGGGCCAGAGCCTTTATGCGTATCCTTATTACCAACCTTATACGCGTTATAAACTTCTGACCGTTCTACCATATTAAGTTGAGACTGCTGCCCAAGCAATTGTGCAAGTGCCTTGTTATAGTTGTCGGCATTTGCTATTTGCTGATTGATAGCTTGTGGATTTTCGTCTTTTGGGTTTTTGCCTTGATTAAAACCCTGCCCAACTGCTACGGGTTTATCAGGCAAGCCTAAGCCACCGGGTAAAGGAGGCAAGCCCATGCCGGGTATGTGGCTAATAATACCGGCCATTGATCTACTTAAACCGCCCATGATAACTACCTCTTCGGCCTTCTGCCCATTATCACCTTAGGAGTGCCGCCTTTTGCACCACGAACAAGTTGATCCCGGCGAGCAATCCATTCACCACCATCAACCATGAACTTGGGTCCAGCCGACCACGACATAATAACAGCATCACCCTTGTCAGGGGAGCGGCCTAGACGTTTTACAACGTCCTCCTTGGTTTCCAACTTGATCCCTTGCTTGGTGATTTCAAACGTCGGCGCAGTCAAATCAGCCAGCAACACCGGGTCATCTGGTAGCATGACAGTAGAACCGCCCTCTTGTGATGGGTCCAGTGCTTCGCGGAATCGCCAGTACGCCTCAGTACGCTTATTGGTGAACTTCAACTGGCGGTCTTTAGTGCGTGTCTCTACGCCCGCTGCGCCCTTGTATGGGACCACTGGAATATTATTCTCCAGCAAGCATTCATAGGTAGCACCACCATAGCCGCCGCCCATATCGAGCACGATCACGGCGCCATCTTGGCGATGGGATACGATCATCCCGGCGACGTCCCGGCCAAGCGGTGTTTCGCGGCCCGGCTTCTCGATCAGCGGGGCAAACCAGTCATCGTGACGTGGGGCCAATACGCTGTTATCCGCACCGCCCTGTGCCACGTCTACGCCAATGGCACACATTGGCACGCCAAGCCGTGGGCGCTGGGTCCAGCGTTTCTGCGCTTCGCGTACCCACGCGGTAGGGATGCACTGGTTATCATCGTCACGGAACGAAGCCATAAATCCGCCCATAAGGATTGAGCGGAATGGTTCAACCATGGCGTCAAGTTCGGCTTGGTAATTAGTGTTTGCCAAATAAGGGTTGTCGTTAACAGAAGCCGGGATAAACGTACGCGATTTAGGGCGTACTACTTTACCGTCGTCCAGTTCGTAAGGTTCTGGTCCGTCTACTTCTGTATCTTTACCGTGTTCATCAGTTACGAACCACCGCAGTTCGCCAATCTTTGCAGGGTTATGGTGGCGTGGGTCCAACCACGGCGCAAACATCTGCACTACCCATGCACCTTCCGAAGACAATGGCGGGTTGGTTGCGATCACCACGCGTGTGCGTTGTTTCGGGTCATCCGCGCACCGTAACCAGCCCATAAGAAAACGGATTTGAACTTCGGCAAACTGAGTGCCTTCGTCAAATCCGATAAAGTCGTGTGGGTTTCCTTGCCAATGCTGTTCGTCACCTACACGTGCAGCGGCACCGAACTCAATAAACTTGTCTTTATTAACCCTTAAACTAGGGGGCGGGCTACCGTTGTAACCCTTACGGGAGCCATTAAACTTAATGGCTTCCTCGACAATAGAACTAAGGTCCGTGTACTGCTTGCGCATAATCAGGCTACGGCGGTGATTGTTAAACGCCAAGCCAAGCAACAGCGACGTTTTACCACCGCCCGGTTCACCACCATACAGAAGGATATCCGCTTTGGAGAAATACGCTTCTGTTTGCGGGCCGGGCGAAGGAATCCAGCGCATGCCCTGAGTAGACAACGACGCTTCGTTTAAAACCTTGTTCCTATCCTCGTCGGATAGAGTAGCCAAGGTTCCAAGTATCTCGTCAAGATTCATCTTTTTTACCAAATCCAATAGGGCATGGATCAACCACGCATTCCGCACAATACCGATGTGGATCAGCATGCGGGCAATCGTCTAGACGTTCTGGCTCTGGATCTTTAACTTCGGCCATCTCAAACTTATATTGCTGCATCGCTGCAACCATAGGCGGCTCAAGGAAACGATCAGACGGACCATCCACATTACCCATCCAATCCATCTCTGCCCACTCAAGATCCTCAAGCGCGCCGCGTAGGTACAGGGTTTCATCCTTGGCGTTCTGCTGCACTTGCAGCGCCTGATTTACCCGGCCTTCCAGTTCCCGGCGCCGTGCCAGAATCTTAATCCGTGCGTGGGACGTTTCACTTACACCATAAAGAGGCGATGGCCGGAACAAGTCAGACTCTGGCGGTACACCAACCTCGATGCCATGCGCCTTGGCGATGATCGCAAAGTATTGGCATCCCAAACGCTGATCCTTATATTCGCTGGCCGCTGCCATATCCACGCCGAACAGGCCAATGCGTTTAAAACCGCACTCGATGGCCATCGCCATCATATAAGCCAATGACGACGTGAAGAAATAGGGGGAGTATTTCTGGATTAAATCGACAAGTGGCAACTCAATAGAGTTTGGAATCTCTGGACGTTTCTCGGCCATCCAGACAGGACCGGGATAACGCGCAAGGAACTGGCAATACTCAGGGCTGAACCACGGTTGCCCCGGTTCGAAGCGGTGCAGCTCTACCCATGCTTCTGTACGCGGTGCTACACCATAGACGCCGGGGCTGCATCCGCACATTGCCCAGTCTGGATTACCATACGGCGCCAGATTAATAGAACTAGGCGCAGAGCCAAGCAGGCAGATGTTATCTGCTTCCGTATTAAAGTATTTTTTACGAAGCTCAAGTGACATGCGATTTCTCCACAATAAAAGAAGCCCCCTTGCGGGGGCTAATCAGTCTTATGTCGTAGCTTGGAAACCATTACCTGATGCAGTGGCTACGTAAGTCAGCCAAATGGCAGTGGTCGCGCCAATCAACTCTACAGGAACCCCAAGAGTGGACAGCTTAACCGTGGCTTGCGTAGTACCAGCGGAACTGAAAATCAACGCGTTAAGCGTGTTGACATAAACAGGACCGTTAGCAGTGCTGCTGACCAGTACCTTGCGAACGCCGGGTACTGGAGGTTCAAGGTTATATACGGCGCTGGAACCGGCACTGGTGCCAAGGTTCATGCTATAGCCGTAAGGTTTTATGTTGGTGCCCGTGCTTTCGTTAGTGGTTACACCAACACGAAAGTCATCAGGCCCTACAAGATACTCACTACGCGAACCGCCTGATTCACCAGTGGTCAAACGTTGCAAGCCCAAACGACGACCAAAGATCGAAGTAAGAATGCGATTATTAAAAGCCATGTCACACCTCTGCTATTTGCTATTGCTAATGAGTTAACCGCGATACTGCTTTCCCTTTTGTTTCGTACGTCCCTTTTTCTTTACCACCTTGGCAGATTTCTTTTTAGGTGGATCATTTATAAGTGTCATTTTAATCAGCCTGTGCTACTTCGGCCAAGCCGATTACAAGAGTGCGGGCGGCTGCCTGAGCTACTGCAACGCCTGCCGTGGTTTTAGACACCAGTTGAATATGTTGCAGCCCGGCAAAAATAAGCGGGTCAAAAACGACTACGCGGTTAGCCGACGTAAGATAAGTCAGATGATCGCCAGCGGTGTTATAAACCGGATAGTAGTTTGTGCTTCCGTCCACTGACGCTTGGAACCCGATAGTGGCATCAGTCCATGCAGTGGACATCTGGATAGAAGAAAGCGTAAGCCCTGAAATGTTAATCGAACGGCTTACGCCATCAGCGGCGGTTGATAAGTCAACCGTGGCATAACCACGGCTACTTGGTTTTGACCGGAACAGTTGAGTCGCCATTATCAATCCCCTTAATATCGTTAATTGCTTTAGATAAAGTAAAAGCGACTCTGCGAGCCGCTTCAATTTCAGTCATTGTGTCAACGGGGATAAGCGTACCCCCTGTGGTTTCGTGTTCAACCTTCGACTTCCACTGTTCAGGGTGCTTGTTGGTCAACCAAAAGATACAAGCCGGGATGTTAGCTTCGACGTGAACCTGCTCACGCATCATACCATCTTTGGTTTCTTTCCACTTGATGTAGTCATAGCCGAGGGCTTTCTTGTACAGGGCTGCCAGCACTTTGGTACTGGCATGATAGGCGCCGTCGTCCCACGCATAGGAAAACTCGGGGTAGCGATCACGCCACGCCCGCAACATACCTACGGAAATTCCAAGCAAGTTGGCAATCTCCATTTCTGTACACCCCAGCATGCACAAGTCGCGTGCGCGGGCGGCGTAACTGGGATCATATTCGGTAATCATTCTAGATCGTTCCCTAACATGGGTGTACCGGCTTTCATGTCATGCCGGGCTTTCATGCCAACGAATATATCAAAATTACTAGGGTTAGCGCCATAGTTAGGTCGAAGTATAGCCAGATCATCAGCGGTTATTACATGCCCGGCTTCTACATCTTTCACCAGCCAGATCGAGCGCCGGTATTGGAAGCTATCCTTCTCGCTTTCCCGACAGCCGAACGTCGCTTCTCCCATGGCCCTAGCTGCTTGGCGTGATGCAGTAACCATGCTCCTGAATTCGTCAGGCTCTAGTGAAAACTTGGCGTCAGGCCCACCATCCCTACGGGACAAGGTAAGGTGTTTCTCTATGACTATTGCGCCCAAGGCCACAGCGGCAATGGCGGCAACATTACTAAGGCTATGGTCAGACAGCCCCACATGGAAATTGTGATTACGCATTCTAACCAAGGTTTCCAGATTAAAGTCTTCTGCGTTAGCAGGATATGCAGAAATGCAATGCAGATAAGTAATATCAGTTGCACCGTTACTCCTTGCCACTTCGTCAGCTTTATAAATTTCTGATAGCTCTGCCATGCCGGTAGAAATAATCAGCGGTTTGCGGGTTTGTGCACACGCGGCAATCAGCGGCAAGTGAATAATTTCAGGCGATGCGATTTTATAAATTGGGCAATCCAACTCAGTTAAAAACTCTACTGCACTTTCAGAAAACGGCGAAGCAAATGGTACGATGCCAATGCTACGCGCAAAGGTAAACAGTTCTTCGAACCACCACAACGGCGTTACGCCTTCCCAATACAGTTCGCGGTAATTCTTACCAGCCCATGGTCCTGACTCTATTATCACATCAGCAGCTATCTCGCTAGGCGTGTACATCTGGAATTTAACAGCGTCAGCGCCAGCCGTCTTAGCCGCCATTATAAGATCAAGAGCGCGATGCTTATCGCCCAAGTGGTTACAGCTTATCTCGGCAATGATGAATGGATTAGTCATGCTTAACCTCTTCGCACTCTTCTGGATGGGTAAGATAATAATGTATCTGCTCTAACGTAAGCGGGCCATCCGGTAGCTTATACCACTTAGCTGCCATAGCTTCTTTCATACGCTCAATGTCGAAATTGCACTCGTCATCGTCATTCATGTTGATAGGTCGTCTGAATGAATTTAAAGCCAAGGCTTTCGAAGAATTTGCGGGACGCTTCGTTATCAGGATTAATGTTAGCCAAGAACGGACCTTCAAACCGGCGCAGCATTTCTTCGATGGCCGCTTTACCGTAGCCTTTACCGTGATGCTTGTTAAACACAAAAATGCCCAGCTCGTTGGCATGGGTCAGGTAGGTAGCGCCAACAGGTTCGCCGCCATCGGTAATCAAATACCAAACCTGATACGGCACAGATTTAACGAACCGCGTATGCTCGCCAAAGGTTGGCATAGCCTTATGTGATATAGCCTGATTAGGCGTACGTTCCAGCAGCAGTTTATAAAGCGTGTTGATGTCTTCGCGTGAATGCGTGTCAACGATGCGCAGATTCATAGCCGTACCTCCCAACCTTTGCTAGCCAAATATTCGCAAGCCTCTTTAGGCGTGCTGTCTGTCCACTGGAAAAAAGCCCCGGCTGCCACGGCACTTGCACCAACCTTAAGTGCCCGGTTCATGTGCTCATAAGAGCCGCAACCGCCGTTAGCGATAACTGGAATCGAAACCTCTTTAGCGATCTTGCGGATTAGCCCCAAGTCATAGCCGTTCATCATGCCGTCATTCTTAATGCCAGTGATGATTAGCTCTCCAGCCCCGCGTGCTTCCATTTCATGCGCGAAGGCAACCGGGCTATAGAAGTGCTGTCGCGTACCGCAGCGCGTCACCAGTGCCCACGAATAGCCATCCCACAAAGCGTCAATGGCTACGCATATAGCCTGACTGCCGAACCGACTAGCGCATTTACCAATCAATGCAGGATCGTCGTAGGCAGCGGTTCCAATCACGACTTTATCAGCGCCGCTCGCCAGCAGCGTGCGTACTTGGTCGATGTGCGTAATACCGCCGCCCGCTGTCACTGGCATAAAGCATTGGTCGGTCAGCTCTTTAATCATGGAATAGTTAGGGCCTTGCGATTGCAGCGTAGCGCCAACATCCAATACGATAAGTTCATCAACACCACGGGCTTGGTGAATCTTGGCGGCTTGAAAGATGTTGCCGACAACGCGGGACGAATCAAACCGCTTACCTTTAACCAGTGCGCTATTACGCATAAGCAGCACTGGTATAACCCTATGCGCTAGTCCCATTTTAATCCTCCACTAACTCAGGCCGCGAAAACCGGTTAATCGTGGCTTGCAATTCAGCGATTGTCATGTCGATACGTTCCAGAATCTGGCGAATCGGTACGCCCGCGTAGTGATGTGGGAAGCGCATACCGATTTGAAACAATTCTTCCATGGCATCTGCGCGGCTGATTACACCATTGCGGATATCCACGGACAATTGAGCGCATGCCCGACCATAGCCATACTTGCGGTGCATCATGTAGTCATGCAACCCGGTCATGGCGTTATCCAGATTTTCGAAGTTCCACCAGTTAGCCGGGGATGGCATCTTAATGCGCATGCCTGCTTCGACTGCTACATCAGCGTTACGCCGACTATTCCACGGGCCAAGGTACTGGCCAAGGAAGTGCATTTCACAACCGGACTTGCGAATAGCCGTAGCATCTGGCGCTTGGTAATCCTGCATGTCGCGCTTGGTTATACCTTCCAGCCCAACCATATCGCTTGCTCTTAAACCGAGGAAGCCGCCGAACTCACTCACCCAGCGTTGAGTCATTTGCCGCGCTTCTTGTGAGCCGATAGGGCCACCATATGCCGCTTGCGGATTTTCTCCATAAAATACGAGTGGGATGCCGAATTTCACGGCCATGTTTAGAGGGGTAGTAAAAATAGCTACGTGCTCTGGCCATGAAATGTCACCAACCATAGTCAGCCCGAGATAGTTAAGCCGTGCCCGTACTTCCTGATTCGGCGTTACCTCAATGGTACTGGCATAACGTGACAAGTTGCGGATGTTGTAGTGACCTAACTCTGTCAGCATACATGTGGTAGCTGTAACGAGTAGAGGACGAACACCAAGCTTAATAAGATCCATAACTTGAGCCGTAGAATCTTTACCACCAGACGAAGCGACAATACAGTCGTAGCCACTACTATTAGTACGGCCACGTTCCAACAATCTAACCAAGTCGTTTTTTCGTCCATCCCAATCGATCCTCTTTTGTTCATCATGGGAAAGGCAAGCACTGCATACGCCATTAACGAATGCAGTGTCTGGCCTTGTATCTGGCATTAAACAGCGCGTGCATCTATTCATATAAACCACCACACCATAAAAATAATTGCAGCAGTTACGCCCATAGCGATAAGGCTGTAAAGGACATCAGGCTCAATCATCGTTGTCTTCCTCGTCAATGTCAGAGAAATAAACAAACATGCAGCCGATCATGATAATCAGCCCTACAGCAATCAGCGCGTAGCCAAAGTAGTCCATGTTATTTCTCCAGCAGGAAATAGGTAAGGTCGTAACCGTTGTCCTTGTGGTACTTGAACCCATAGTCCAGCAGCTTAAGATCAGGGTACATTTCCATAATCTTGTGCGCGAAGTCGTCAATCCACAACGCTGACCCTTGCCCGTGGTATTCCACTTCGCGCCGTACTGGCGAGTAGTATTCGGCAATGCAGATGTACTTCGACGAGCTGTTATAAATCTTTGCCAGCGTAGGGTTAAGTGCCGCGCTTGGTACATGCATCAGGAAACCACGGGTAATCACCAGTGGATATTGTTGTTGCAATGGGATGTCGAGGAACGCGCCAAGTCGTGCGCCAGTCCGTGACGCCAGTTCTTTATAAGCCTGTTCGTTTACTTCAATGCCCAAGCATTGGGTAGAAGTTGGTGAACCAAATGCCAACTTACGCGCCTCATGGATAGCAACAAGGTTTTCGCCTTTGCCAGCGCCGGGCTCAAGTACAGAGTGAGCGTCACCAAGCACCCTATGCCCAAGCACATCCATCCAAAATATTGAACGATCTTCGAACTTGTTGCGCGTGTGATAGTCAGTACCAAACCCGCTAGACCACATCTTTTCTTGCTTGTTCATTAGCAGTTCTGCCCGGTAACTTGAGAGTAATCGACGATTACGTCAGACGACGTAACATAAATGCCAGTGATTTGTTCCTTATCACCAACGTGGCCGCGTGCAATGCTCATGGCATCTTGCAGTGTGCCAGTCACCACGGTGAATGTACGGCCATAGCCGGGCGCACCACCAATGCCCGCGCCCTGCACTGCTTTAGGCTCAACGTTTACTTGATAGACATTCATTCATGCTCTCCCGATTGGGTTGCAATATCGTGGATTTAAAACTTCATACATTTGCTCTGCCCGTGCCCAATCCTCTGGCGTGTTGATGTCGCATACCCGTGAAGCGTCTACATGGATCAACCGCGTATGCTTGGTAATCAGTGGCGAGCCACCTTTAAAGCTGAATGCCATGCCCCAATAGAATTGGGCTGCATCCTGTAACGGTGGGTAGCCAGCAGACATAACGTATTCCACATAGTCACCACGCCAGCCGGACAGGATCACATAACCGGCCAGTAAATCTGCTACATCCATCAGCGGTGCAGTGGCGTACAGGCAACAGACATGATCGTAATCAAGTATTCCTTTACCATTAATGCAGTCAGCTACTACTTCTTGCGTGCCTGCAAACACCAATGACGGATCACGCCTACGCCATACCTCTGCGCCATATTCCTTTGCAATCTTGGATATCTCTACATCGTCCGTCGATACAATGATACGGCTAAACAACCCACTGGCTTGTGCCTTCTCGATGCTATAAGCAATGATTGGCTTGCCGTGGAAGTCCTTGATGTTCTTGCGCGGGATGCGTTGACTGCCACCCCGTGCAGGAATAATGCATATAGTGCTCATTACTTGGTGAACTGGCTAAGTGGAGCGAAGCCGCCGTACATGTTGCACGGTTCTTGCCACTCGGCTGCGCACTTCTCGTTACCCTCAACGAAGCGCGTCCAAGTAATGCCGCTCAAGGTTTCGAAGTCGCTGGTCAGCTTATAGCCAGCACCGAAGACGCCAGCACTGAAAGCCAGCAACACTACAACGAACCAGATAAAGTATTTCATTACAGAACCTCTGCCAGTACGACATCAACGATTTGGCAAGCCGCGTATTTAGGCTTGCGATTGGATAGTGAACGCATCACATGTTCGACACGCTGGATAATCCGAAGGCGTTTAACATCGGATATACCCGTGGTTTGCATTTGAATCTCAACGCCGCAATCCTCTGCAAGATGCAGCATGGTGTTAGCGAACTCGACGGACTGGTAAGGGTCAAGGAAATAGCAACGTTCCTCGGCCTGATTACCCGTTTCGGTTTGAGCACGAATGACGATCTGAGTGTGGTCGTCATTCGTCTCAATGCTAAGTTTGACGCCACTCATGCTTTATTAAACTTCGACATGAGCCATGCACCAGCCTTGCGGCCCAGTGCGGTGATGGCGTCGGTGCCGGGCAAGCCCAACAGTGTATAGGCGCCGTACAAAGCCAGTGGATACAGGATAAAGTCAACCATTGTCGTAACCCTCAATTGATGTATGTTACTTTGTCGCCCATGAAAGGATGGGTTTTACGGTACTCCTTCATTACAGCCTCTACATCCATGCTTGGGTCTTGCTCCTTAGCCACGTCGATCAATGACACGGCAATCTCTACAGATACTTGCGGTGTGAACAGACATACGTCTGATTCGGTGATAATCCCTACCGTGTCTTCGCCTACCTTGGCTACTTTGATGTTGCTAGGCCGTGCCATGTTATTGTCCTTTGGATTGTGTGCTGCCATCGAGGCTAATGCAGTCAGGGCAGATAGGGTTGCCTTTAACCACTATCCAGCCTTGTTTGTACAGATCAGCTTTAACTGTACGCATCTGGCGTCTGCCATGCCGTACAAATTCACCAGCCGTTGTCTTATTGCATTGCGTACAAACAACCTCAGTCCACAACAAAATACCGATGTTCATGCTATTTCCTCAAGCTCACAGATATAAACCAACTCCATAACGCATTTAACCCCATCCAGCGGCCAAGCATGCTTAGGCGTTATCTTTACGTAATCCAAAACCAGCGGCGATACTATAATATGCCCTTCATCCAGCTTACGCTGCACAATACCTAATGCCATATCCTTGCACATTTCCATAACAACACCATCAGCCAAAGCGGCTACAGCTTGTTCGTAGCTATCGAAGCTTTTATGCACCATGTCATACCATTTGCCGTTCATAGTCTTACCTCCGACTAAAGATGTCGAATTGGCTTAAATCTGGATAGTTGTCATTAGGTAGGGGCGCGTTGGTGTATGGCAGAGTGCTAAGTTTGTGCATGAGGCGAGCCGCGACGTCCGGCGACATATAGCAGTGATAGCCAATTTCCGTAAACGAATCCTTGTTGGGTGGTACGCCTTCGGTCCTACCATCAAAACGCATACGCTTAAGCCAGCGGTATGCGTTTTCGTCATTAAGCAATATCGCACCACCTTGGCTATCCCCCAGTGTCTTGGTTGTGTGGAAGCTGACACACATCATTGTGCCTAACTGGTACATGCCAGAGCTAAAGTATCTGGCGCTATCGTAAATAGGCAGCGGTGACAACTGATACAAACCAGCCCACTTTTCATCCCTGAACGTAACCAGTGCACCAGCATGGATAATGGACATGGGGACTGATACATAAGTGCGCTTAGGTATAGACACGACAACAGGCTTGGTAGGATCAACCTTGGCTTGGCCTTCGGTGTACCACTTAACAGCCAATAACAGCGCCATCGTGCAACTGTTAACAGTGACGGCATAAGGTGCGCCCGTGTATTCACATAGCGCTTTCTCAAAATCCCATACAACCTGAAAGGGGCTAGACATTTTTAATAATCTCGCTTAACTCTTCTACGGTTAAACGACGTGCATCACGGCTGCATAAATCAGCGCGCATGCTTTCATGCCGTTTCTCGAAAGCCGACAACCCAGTGTGGAATGTCTCGCCACCATAAATAGACACAAAGGCTAAAGCTAAATCGCCCATGCTATAAGCTGGCAGCCAGTCAGGTATAACCAGCTCGCCACCTTCCATAGTGCAAACCGTATCCCAAACCAATTTAACGGCTTCGCCCATGGTCATATGGAAGCGCGTACACAATGGGTCAGTTAAAGTGATTGGCTTCCAGTGGTTATATTGTGCTTTCCACTTGGGCAACACGGAACCTTGGCTACCAGTGACATTGCCGTAGCGTGTGCAACTGAATTTAGTTTTACCGTGTGTGATGTTCGCGGCCAGCATCAGGGATTCGGCCAACGCTTTGGATTGGCCGTACGGCGAGCATGGCTCAAAGGCTTTATCCGAACTTAAACCGACGACGTATTTAACATTTGAGGCAATTGCTGCCTCGATTACGTTCATCGTGCCCAATACGTTGGTCTTGACCATTTCGTCAGGATTGTAGGCCCCGGTTTCGATCCTTTTCAGGGCGGCTGCATGGATCACGGCATCAATGCCCCTGCAAGCTCGCGTGAGCCTCGCCAGATCCCTTACATCTCCGACCATGTACCTTACCCTTGGGTCATCTCCGAACGCCTCCAGCATCGCAGCCTGCGCATGCTCACCGCGTGAATAGACGCATATCCGGGCTATATCGGTTGAATCAAGGAGAAATCTAACGAAAGCGCGGCCAAATGAGCCAGTGCCGCCAGTTACCAAGATGGATTTGATCTGATTCATCGAGTCTGTACCAGTTGGTTAGTTTCTGGTGGCCCTGATACGGCTAAACAGCAAGATAGCCAAGTACCTTTCATCGGAAGTTGTACATCCTGACACCAGCTCAAATTTGCCCCGGATTAGAAACAGTTTGTCTGTAGTGACTATGAATATCATAAGTACACTGGTCAGTGTACCTTGTATCACTGTCCCATTTTTTCCCGGAAATCTTTACACGTGCACAAATACGTGCCGTTTCAGGTGACACCAGCCGTATAAATACGCATATATGTGTAATTTTTTTTTTTTTTTTTTTTTATTAATACACCTATACAGCCCCTCTAGCGTGCGGGTTTAACTGTCCCATTTTGCCAATGGGACAGCTATGGGATGTCCCATGTTTTGCTGCATCACGAAACACCACTGCCGACGCGCCAAAAATGGGACTGTCGCATGTCCCAATCAAAAAAATGGGACAACCAAATCCCACATAGTGGGACGGTATACCGTTCGTCGCCTAACCAAAAACCTACTTGACCATCTTGAAAAGCTGACTAGTATAGGTACTGTACCAATACAAATTAGCTACAACGGAGTCACCACCATGAAACGCCTTTCTCCTTGCTTCGTAGCACTGGCCCGGTCGGCAGAGCACCAAGCAATCATCTATCACCATCTCGGTGATGTGGTCGAGGAAGAACACAGCCGCCAGCTCGTTCGCCACTACATGGATGCAGCGCGCCGGGCAAAATCACATGAGGTACATGCATCATGAACAGCTATTCAATGAACATTGCAGAGCGTACTGGTGTGCCGCACCCACCGTACCGCCACTATGCACTTGTGCAGTTGGGTGACAACGAACAACAGGCACGGGCTAAGGCTCAAGAGATTGCCATGATGTTCCGGGATAGCTCACTTGATGGGCAGTTCCACTTCCAGTTTCAATCGGTGCAATTGCCAGTCCAATACAGTGAGGAAATTTAAAATGAGAATCCAGACCATCGCTAACGGCATGCCGCTCTGCCATAGCTGCGCACTTAAAAGCTATATGCGAGTGAGCAAACAATACAGACCATTGGTAAGCCAATGGGTGGTGTACGGTGAGGCGGTTGTGCCACCTAGTGCTAAACCACATTGCAGCGTTTGCGGTAACTGACTAGCAGGTATTAGCCATCCGTGTGGTGGCTAATGCCGGACAGTCCGTCCGACACAGGAGAATGGGAAAATGGCACACTTAATTGATATGACTGGTGGTCGGGCCAACATGGCTTATGTTGGCGAAACCCCATGGCACGGCTTGGGCTCTGCACTGTCACAAGGTGCAAGCATCGATCAATGGCGTGTAGAGGCTGGCCTGAATTGGGAAGCCATGCGCAACGCTCTGTACTACAGAGACGCGGAAAAAGTAGTACGTAAATGCGAAAGCGAGATTATTTATCGCAGCGATACCGGGACTCAGTTAGGCATTGTTAGCGACCGCTATAAAATCGTCCAACCAAGCGATGTACTGGAGTTTTTCCGCGACATCGTGGGGTCTGGTGGGTTGGAACTGGAAACCGCTGGATCGCTGGACGACGGCAAAAAGGTATGGGCGATGGCTCGCACTGGTGACAGCATGGCCATTAAAGGTCAGGACCGTGTGGAAGGTTATTTGCTGCTTAGCACTTCGTTTGACGGCAGCATGGCAACTAAAGCGCAGTTCACCAGCGTTAGAGTGGTGTGCAACAACACCTTGAGCATTGCCACTGCAAGCAGCAAAGGTGCCGTAGTAGTACCACACAGCGCGCAGTTCGATGCACGCGGCGCCAAGATTGAATTGGGCCTGATCCATGGTGCATGGGGCCAGTTCGAAGAACAGGCTGGCGCACTGGCTGATCGTAAACTGAGCAATAAAGAAGCCATGGAACTGCTGTTAAGCGTGATGGAACCAACCGTTGCGGATAAGCTGGCAGCCGGTCAAGAAGCTGAATTGAGCACCAAACGCCGTAACCAGATCACCAGCGTATTCGATCTGTTCCAAGGTGCTGGCATGGGCGCCGGGCTGGTGTCTTCGGCGGGTACTGCTTGGGGGCTGGTAAACGCCATCACCCAATACGTGGACCACGAAGCCGGGCACAACGTGAACAACCGTTTCCGGTCTGGCCAGTTCGGCTCTGGCGCGGCAATGAAGAACCTTGCGTTTGCCAACGCTCTTAAACTGGTAGCCTGAATCGATACGGCCCAAGGACGGGCCTTACTGGAGTTAATGACATGAGCCGCAAACCTGATTTCCAAATGCTGGTGATTAACGCAATCGGCGCACTGGACAAAATAATCGACTACCGGGATGAATACCCCGACGAATTTAAAGAGCTGCCAGACGACATACAGCACGCGCTTTGTCTTGCAGAAGACGCAGCCGCCGAACTCAGTAAGATTGTAGGGAAGTGCTAACCATGAACAACGAAGAAAAAGCCATAGTTAAAAACGCGTTTCGACTGGTGATGCTACTGATTCACAACGAGCGTGAAATTGCCGTGCTGACAGCTAAGAATCAGAACGCACCCGGATACCTGCACCAACAGTCAGCAGACTTGCAAGAAAAGATAGAACGCACCTTGTGCGATCTTTAGATTTCCCAAGGCCAAGGACGGCCACCTTTATTCTTGACACCAGATTCATTTTATTTTCTAGCGACAGCCTTATGTGGCCGAGTCGCTACCCTACGGCACGGAGGATTGGCAGCCATGTAACAGACACGATGGTCCTCAGATTAAACTTTAGGAATGGGTAAGCAAGGATTAAACGCCATGGATGGCTAACCAAACATATGGCTCAAGGAGGAAATAACAATGCTGAAAGTGAAGTCTGTACACCTGCATAACGTGCTGCGCAGCGGCGAGCACGTCGGCCACCCGATCTATTTTTCACTGGTGGCAGCCTTCGGGCATGGCCCCTATGCAATCGCCGCTGGTGTAATGGCCGTGATCTGCTTACTGTTGTTGATCGTCGTAAGTGGAGACTAGGGCCATGCGCAAAGCAGTCAAGATTGGCCCGTTACACCTGACCTTGACGGATGTGATTTTAATCAAGGTCGGTTTGAGTGCAGCGTTAGCCGCTGCTTATCTGGTGCCACCACCATGGCACATCCCGGTGGGTATCGCATCCAATATGTTCTGGATGTGGCGCCTGTAGATAGATGCGCCAAGGATGGCACTTAGGAATTAACATCATGAGAATGGCAACCCGTACAGTAAAGTTTGAAGAGGTAGGCTTTAGCGCTTCGAAGTCCGGTATATGCCCTGTGTGCGGCAAGATTGCACGGCGCAATAAGCATTTCTACCAAACACTAAATCCATGGAATGTTAACGCGAATGGCGAGCCAAAGAACGCTGGTGAAATAATACCTGAGCTGCGCACCCAAGCTAAGGCATGGAAAGAAGAACCCACATACCATGCCAAGTGTGAATAGGAGGGCTGGTGATGGGAGCCACGTGTTTAATGATATCCATGATGGTGCTGGCAGTAGTGCTGTTTGTGGTCTTCTTGGCGCTGTGCATTTGGAGAGGATAAAATGGGAATGCTATTGATTGTTGTGCTTATGGTATTAGCTACGTGGAGCATTTTAAAATGATTAGCTTAGGCCAGTTGAAATTACTCAAGGAGGCAGTAGACGAAGCCGAGTCGTGGCGCGGCATGCACGTTGGATCTGCGCCTGACTGGTATCTTGAAGCGTTCGATAAAAAGATCGCTGACATGCGCAAGGCCGTTAAAGCAGCTAAGGAGGATCGTAAAAAACTTATTGAATTTAGCAGCAAGTATCTTGGTGGCGGTAAAGCGCCATGAAAAAAGAAACACTGTTAAAGCTGATAGCGTGGGAGCGTAACTACTTACGCGACTACGATGTAACGTCAACTGCCCGGCTGTTTCAGGATTTGATAGACAGTGGTGAAGTGCAGGATATGGGAGATTGGTACAAGGACACAGCCGGGCAATTAATTAGTATGGGCATATGCCACCGACCAATATTGAAGGTGATTAAATGAACGGTCCAATTGATGAAGAAATCGCCAAGCTGGCGTGGAAACTTACCTGCTTGATTAAACTGGCAGAAGAGAAAGAAGAAATGGATATCATTAAACGTGTACAAGATCCAGAGCAACAAGGTTACATGGCTGGCCCGCTGATGTGCAAGATAACTGGCTGCACACCAGAGTTTCTTTTGGCGTCAGCAGAAGACAAGCCGTTCCTGCAAGGGGACGACGCTAAACGTGATGCAGGCATGCGCCGCTGGTGCAAAGAACAACTTCGCCATGGCTTGAGGGCAGTGTGATGGACGTAGAACAAGCTCTGGAAGCTGGTTTAAAGAAACACGCGGAAGAACTGGATCGTATCAGTAAACTGCCTGATCTGTTTCAGCAAGGCTATCAGGCGGCGCCAATCATTTGCGAGATTGGCGATTGCAATGCGTGGGAACTGCTCAACGCTACACTTGTGGGGTATGCCCCACCAGACCAACCGGAAAACGTACAACGCGACAACGGCATTATCCAATGGTGTAACGATCAAATTAAACTTGGAGAAGAATCATGAAACAGCCTATTGATATCGACAGTGGCATGCTGACCAGTATGCTCGTAGCGCTGATGCTGCAACAGGATAAAACCGAATTTACCCTGTCGTTCGAAGAATTCGAAAGCCTCGGTCTGGAAGACTTGGCCATCGAAACTACCTGTGAGACTGACGGTGGCACCGATGAACGCCCCAGCTCTGTTACTGTCACCATCATCAGCGCCGCAGAAGCAATGCGCCGTGGAGGGTATCAATCATGAGCACGCCTATCGCCGCTGGGCGCGGTTTGCTGGCCGCTATCATTTCGTCTTTAATGACGGAACTGGGTTTAACCGAATACACCTTGAAGACAGAAGGCATGGAAGAGAAACTGGAAGGTATAGGCATCGAAACTTTCGCTGAATTCGAAAACGAAGATGATAAAGTGCCAACCGCATTCATTGTAAAAATTACAGATGGACCGGAGGAAACGTGAAGTACGTAGGCATGTTCGCCCTGTTCGGCTTTATAGAGTTAGTGGTGTTCATTGGCTACATGAATATCACGGTGATAAGTAAATTCTAAAGCATCGGGGGCGCAAGCCCCCTTTGCCGTTACTGGAGAAACGAAAATGGCCAGTGATAGACGTAACCTAGTTGACACCAAAAAACCGCACTATTGGAAAGAGCACGGCAAGTATAAGGTACGCGACGGCGCATGGGTTTATTGTGGCTTGACGCTGGACCTTTGCCATAAAAGTTATCTCTACTGGAGTATGCAAACAAATGAAAAACCATCCTGACACGCCCGGCTTTTGGATGGACTACAAAGTCAAGGTGGCCGAACAGCTACCCGGTAAGTTTATCAAGAAGGGAGAACTAGACAGGGTGATGTATAATTACATCAATAACGCCAGCGTTGACGACTGTGTGGCGTTCATCAAGAACATGAGAAGACAGGAGCTATTGGGATGAAAGTCTGCCAAGTGCTGTGCAAGACAGGATGGTACAGCGCATCGTGGACGCGCATCGAGAAAGTGAGAAAGGATAATATGCTGCCAGTGCTTTGCAAGGATACTGACACGGATGCGGCAGGGCCTTACTGCCGCATCCGGTACGTCAAAGTAAAATAAGCCATTCCTTTCCACCTTCCTCGACATCCATGTCGATCTGCCCTGAGAGAACAAGTGTGCTGGTCAGCTCTTCCATTTCCCGGCGATAGATGTGCATGAACTTATAGGCATCACGCATTGGAACACGGCCGCCACACTTCTCAAGGTACGCCAACAACCGCTTGGACAACCTTTCGTAATTAGTGCTCGCCATGTAAGCGTCTACTTTCTTGGCGGTATTGGTAGCACTCCAACGCATGAATTTAACCGCTTGTTCGAAGTCCTTGATGCCTACCACGTCGCGCCCGTCACCAATGGCAAGGATACTGGCGATCTTCATGGTGCTTTGCACGTAGCGTGAATACAGGTTGCCGAATTCGCCTTTTTGCAGGAGCCATGCAGCGTGGTTAAGCTCTTCTGCTGCAATCTCTACATCTGCCGAATACGTGATGTGCCGACCAAACCCCGGCATGTCACCGATAAGATCAGACATCTTGCCCGCGCGCCAGAATGTATTAAGTTTGTCTTTTAAAATCTTAGGTACATTGGCATTAGGCTTTGGGTTGTAGCTGTATGGTGGGTCGTCCTGCAAACAAACAAAGATAAAACGGTTTAACGTACCGTCATCGAGATGGCTGGACTTGAGCACGTCCCATACCTTGTCAGTGGTGCCGCCAAGGATTTGCACAAAGGGATTCTCTACGGCTGGCAACGATTTATTGCCGTCCGCGTAGGGTTTAGGTGGCATGCGTACAGCGTTGTACGCCTCAAGGATCGCTCGCCCCATGGACGAACCGCTGGAATTATCAGCCATGCCCTGAAACTTGTGCGCCAGTTCGTCAATGCGGATAAGGATGTTTGGTGTGATGTTCAACTGGCGGCGCAAGGCAGCCTCAGATGCTGGGAAGTCAGACATGCAGTCCATGGCATCGGTGGACGACAGCAGCAAGCCCATGCCGTCAATGGCTTCGTTCTTGCCCGTGCCCGTTTCACCAACCAAGGCTATATAGAGGTTCAGTTTGCCGTTACGTGAGCCATGCGTGCAGTAGGGGCCGACCAGACAGGCAACCATGGACAGGGCCGCAGCATAGGCGAACTCTTCCCGTGGCGTATAGGAAACACCCATGATCCACTTGGCGATGTCACCGACTAGGCCAGGGGCTTTCGTGTACAGCTCCATGGGAAAAGAAAGATCGTCTTTCTTGGGGGCTTTTTCCACCACCTTCCATTTTTCGTTGAAGCCGATCAGGGCTTCGCGCTTGCCTTTGATGGACTTGCCATAGGCGCGGTCAATTTCCTCCTTGGCAAACTCGACGGCCTTGTCTTCGTTGTTGTTGCGATGATCCATCAGGTACTGGAGCAACGCTTTATCTGTCAGCATGGTGGCCAAGATGTCTTCGCGGGTAATGCCGAAGTCAATCAGCTTAACCAGAAAGCCCATCATAACCTTGGACCGGTCGATGTCACCCGTGCCCATCACCAAGTGCTGTTGATCCTTGGTGAATTTAAATTTCTTGTTGGTTAAATCCAGTGGCTGGCCGGGTACGTCGAAGGTAGGCAGCGTAGAGACGGGCTTAGGCGCTTCGTACAAGTGCATGCCCCAGCTTTCGATGGTCAACAGATCCTTGCCTGTCAACGTGCTGATGGGCGTAGCGTTGTTTTCTTCGAAGGTCACAGTCAGGAAGCGCGGCGCCGTGCCGAGATAGATTTCACAGTGGGCGCAGCCGGGCGGCGTGGTGTCCAGCGTGTCTTGGAATTGCTTGGCCCAATCCGAAGGCACCCATGCAAACATGCGGATACCTGTCTTGGATGGGGATTTCTCGGCGTAGGTTTTGAATGGCTGTTTCCACTCTGGTGTAACGTCGTCAAAGTCGAAGCCTACCAGCGTCCAGCCTTCCAGCTCGATACCGCCAGTCATGACGAAGCCGACACCAGAGATACCGTATTGCTCGTTGACCACATTAACGGCGGACACCAGATCCATCCATTGGTCCGGCTCTGCCGTGGATATACCATTGCGCCCGTTGTGGGGGATCTTGTCGTACTTGCCACGTTTTGGATTAAAGGTAATTTTAAACGGCACCCACCGTTTAAAGGATGCCAAGCCCTGAAAGATTTCGTCGTTATTCATTCTCGAAAGATTCCAACGTAGCGTCTTCCCCGCGTTGCCGTGCAGCAACAACCAGATAAGAGGCACGGTCTTTCGTGCCCTGCATAATCAGGCGGATAACGCGAATTGTTTTAGGGTTGCCGGGGCGGTTCAAACGGCCAACGGTTTGAGTGTAGTATTCAGCGTCCGTGGTCGGGGTAAACCAGACTTGCAGATCGCATTGGGAGAGCTGTGCATTAAGGCCGTGCCCGCAGGACTTGGGATGAACAACGAGGATAGGGATTTCCCCGGCGTTCCATGCGGCAAGTATCTTGGGATCAGGGCCAAGGAGTTTGGCTTGCGGGAAGGCTTCCAGTATGGCGTCCCGTTCGTGGTCGAACTGGAACACCACCATAAGCGGTTCGCCGTGCGCTTCGTCTACGATTTCTTTTAGTGCGTCCAGCTTGTCATGGTGTAGCGTGATAACGTTTTTTTCGTCGTCGTAGATAAAGCCAGCGGACAGTTGCAACAGCTTGCCAGCAGAGCGTTGGCCGAGACGGGCATAGGTCACGCCATCGATGGCCACAACGTCATCTTGTCTTAGCCGTGCGTCAATTTCCTTTTGAATCTCTTTTACTTTTTTATTGAGTGGGATCACCACGTCCAGCTCTACCGGCTTATGCCACTCGAAAGGCATGCGGTACACCACATCCTTAATCGCTTCGTTGATTCTGGCTTCGGTGTCATGCCGTGGAATCCACGCCTTACGCCCGTGCCGGGACACTTCGATAAAATAGTTTTGCAGGAAAGCTTCCTTGTATTCACCAAGGGATTTGCCAAGGTCAGCCAGATAAACGCTACCCCAAATGTCATGCATGAAATTGGCACGCGGCGTGCCGGTCATGGGCAAACGCCAAACGAACAGCGGGAGGATAGGCTTGATAGCGCGGAAGGCTTTCGACGCTGGGTTTTCCAGCTTAGAAGATTCGTCAATTATAAGAACGGGGAACAAAGCGCTTAGCTCGTCACCAAATTCGTTTGCTGCCCAAATAAGATTTTCGAAGTTAACACCGACGATATCGATGTCGGTATCCAGAAAAAGAGCACGCCGTTTGTCGGATGATAAGCCAGCGGCGGATGCGTATGTATAGTCAGGCAACCACTTTTCTATCTCTTCTCCCCACACCATATCGCAAATGCGTTTGGTTCCGAGGACCAGCGCACGGTGCGTGCTATTGCGTATGGATAAGGCCGTCAAGGCCGTGGCTGTCTTGCCTGAACCGACGTCAGCGAGTAGCAATTTTGATTCTGGAGCGATGGCGGCGGCGGCTTTACCTTGGGACTGTCTTAACTTGAGCATGGCGGTGGCCCTTGACAATGTGTTCTGGTGTATTACTATAGGACATAGACAAATTTTAAGCAAACAGCAGAAATTTTCTTGACAATACAGCGGTGCAACATATTATGAAGCCTAAAGCACAACAGATTCACATTTATTGCACCGACGAGCTTCGTGAGAAATTAAGAATTTTGTCGGAAGCAAATGACCGTACGATGTCACGTCAGGTACAAGCGCTTATCAACAAAGCCTATGACGAGTACGTTAAAGCAGCTAAAAACAACCTCAAAGGGTAACGCCATGCTATCAGTAACGTTTCAAGCCGCCATCATCATTGATCCGGCGAACCTGCATTCTCTCCTTTCTCTGGCCAATACGCCAGCAATCGTGGAACCGTACGCGGCGGCGCCTGTAGCCGTGGCAGCACCAGCCAAGCGAGTGCGCAAAACAGCAGCCGCTTCAACTGGTGAAGCCAAGCCGAAGCGCACCCGTGCAACCAAGGCCGAGATGGAAGCCCGGCGCGCAGCCGCTGCTGGCGGTGCCCCGGAAACCCCAAAGCCTACGGCGGCGCCAGAGGCGGGGGCAAGCGAAACGAAAGCATCCGACGCGCCATCAGCGACTACTTCGGCGCCAGTAGCTGACAAGCCGAAACGGGATCGTCGTTCCGCTGCCAAGAAAGCAGCAGACGCAGCGAAGGAAGCGGGCAAGGCAGCACCGAAGCCAGCAGCAAAACCAAAGGCTGATCCAAAGCCAAAGACAACAGCCAAAGGCGATGCACCTGACGCCAACAAACTGCTGGAACGCTTCGCGGCACTGATCGACAAGGACTTTGCCGGGGCGCAAGCGCTGCTTGGTGAATTCGACGTCAAACGTTTCAGTGAAGTACCAGTAGATCAACACGCGGCCTTCGAAGCCAAGCTTGTAGAGTTGGGGGTTTAGCACTCCGGGCGGGCGCGTGGGCCGTTGGGGTTTGTCGCCACGTTAAAAGAGAGCCAACGCTTAGAATTCAGGCATGGGATGTGACGTATTTGTCTATAGCTACGCGTAGTAGCCATCCCTTTTTAAAACGGGGTAGCGCCATTGGCGGCGATGGCCCTATGAGACGGTTTGCTGGTTTGCCCGTCACCCACATAAAAGATCAGCCGCTGGCGAAGGCCAGCGTTAATTCAACGACCGAGGTGTAACATGAGCAAAGTAATTACACTGTTGTGCGCACTGCTTATTTCTGCCTCGGCTCTGGCTGGGTCCACTGGTGGCGGTGAAGGCGGCGATAAGGTTTTTGATCGCGCCATGCAAGCCAGCCAAGAAGCTTTGGCCAAGCAGTAAAAGTAGCTGGGATCATAACCCTTCCCTGAAGCGGGGTTCCAGCTATGACGGGGGCTTGGCCGTTACCCCTTAAAAACAACGTCCAATTTAGCCACAAGCAAGAAGAATCCCACCACGTACCAGCGAAAAAACTAATCACCAAACAGGAATGACGAAAATGGCAAATGATGTTCAAAAATTCTTTGGCGGTCATCAACTCCCCGACCGTGCCAAACTCAACGAAGCACTGGCGGGTTTCTCTGCTGCAAAAAACGCGCTCATGGGCAAGGCCCTACTCCGGTTGACCAAACAGGGCACTTGGGTATTTGGTGCCGACAGTGAAGCCATGAAAACCGGTACGATCCTGATTGCTAACCCTGCATCGCTGGCATCCGGCTATGTGGCTTGGTATCAAAGCAAGATCGAAGGCGAAAAGATGCAACCCCTGTCGATGGGTCCGGTAGATCCTGATTCATTGGGGCCGGTTAATTCTGGCAGTATTCCACCGGGTAAAAAAGTGGCGTCCGGCAAGGGATGGGAAAATCAGGCGAGCATCGATCTGATTACCCAAGATAAAACCCCACTGTCACTGGTGTATAAAACGTCCAGTACGGGCGGCATGCGTACACTGCTTACTCTGGCCGGGGAAATTGCTTTCGGCTTGAACGACAATCCAGAACGGGCTTACCCGCTTATTGAACTGAATGTAGACTCTTACATTCACAAGGAATACGGCGAAGTCTTTACACCAGTGCTCGACATCGTTGGCTGGTTGGATGTCGCTGGCAATCCTGTTAAAGATATGTCTAGCTTGTTATAGGGTGCATCATGAAAAGAATCCTGCTTGTTATCGCATTGGCTTTAACTTGTGGGATTCTTTTCTCTTGGCCCTTTATTTATTTCCAGCACCATACACAGCTATCGCTGCTGGAAGTCTTCGAAGTTAAATCAAAGTGCGAAGCCGCGTTCTATCAGCACTGCAATTTGGTTTATTACTTTGCACCTGACCATCCCGCCAAGCAAATTTTCGTAGAGCCTGACAAAACCCCTCTCTGACAAACGGTACTGGCAAGCGCCAGTATTTGTTGTATCATTGTAATACAGCCAGCCAATTCAAGAAACCCAATGAGGCAAAGCGAGCCATCCTGCACAAGAAACCCAGTTTTAAGAAGCGAGTCACTAAAGAAAAGTAACCCACCCCCTTTAAGCGAGCCACCGCCATGACAAATAAAATTGACATTAAAAAGCTTGTAGAAAAACATCAGAAACGCCTTTGCGCTTTGTCTGGTGAAACCCTCCCTGATGATTACAGCCTTGTAGATACCCATCGCAAGCAGCACAAGGCGCAAGGTGGCACCTACACGGAAGAGAACACCATTGTCGCAACGCCGCGTGCGCACATGGCCGAACATGGAACATTGCGCGACCGGGAAGACTGGCTGGAGCAACTTAAATCCTTGATGGATGATCGCTCCCAAGTCATGAAACTTATTTTTAAAATCAACAACCAGCTTCTGGCTGGCGAACGCCGCACTGACCATCTTTCGGAAGACACCGAAGCCATGCTTAATGAAGCGCTGGTGTTGCCAGAGAAACGTCTTACCCGTATCGACAGTGCAATCACCAAGCACCTTAAGGCGCCAGACCGTAGCGTTCTGGTTGATTCCTTGATGGGCGTGCGTGGCGTCGGTCCTGTTACAGCGGCTGGCCTGCTGGTGTACATCGACCTTGAAAAAGCAGACAGCCCGTCAGCTTTGTGGAAGTATTGCGGCCTGCATTGTGCCTCACACCAGCGGTATGAGAAAGGCGTAGCAGGCGGCGGTAATAAAACTCTGCGCACCATCCTGTATAAATGGGCATTGTGCATGGAGAAAGACGTTAAGAATCCTTACCGTGTTGTTTACGAACAGGATAAAGCGCGTCGGGAAGTATCCGATAAGTTGGTGAAATCCTACAACACACAAGGAAAGCTGGTGGAAGTGGCATGGAAAGATACCAAGCCTTCCCACCGTCGTGGTGCTGCTATCCGCGTAGCAGAGAAACATTTCCTTGCTGACTTCTGGATGGTAGGCCGCGAGCTGTTGGGTCTGCCAACGCGTACCCTGTATGTAGAACAAATTTTAAATCACGACGGCATTATTAAACCTGCCGAACGCGGTTGGATTTAGCCATAATCGCTGAGTAAACCATAAACAGTAAGCGAGTCATTGTTCATAAGAAACCCACTCAGAACAAGCGAGTCATTATTCATAAGAAACCCATTGCGGACAAGCGAGCCAAGATATTAAAGAAACCCATGATTAACTAGCGAGTCATCATACCGAAGCAACCCATAATGGCGAAGCGAGCCAACCCATCATAGAAACTCATTTCGTGAAAGCGAGCCATTGAAGAGAAGAAACCCAAGTCCATTAAGCGAGCCATTTCGTATAAGAAACCCAACTCCATTAAGCGAGCCACCTTCCATGAGAAACCCAACAAGGACTAGCGCATGATTCACTTAGACTTCGAATCCCGCAGTGTCTGCAATCTAATAACAGACGGCACGTACAAGTACGCGGCACATCCAACCACAGACATTAGCTGTTTCTCATGGTGTATCGGGGATGGCCCGGTATCAGTCTGGTATAATTGGGAACCACTACCAGAAGGACTGTTAGCCGCAGTAGAAGCAGGTTTATTAATTGCGGCATGGAACGCCAACTTTGAACGGCTGATGTGGAACATGGTGTTGATCCGCTATGGCGCACCAGCCTTGCCAATCAACCGTTTCTATTGCGTGGCAGCCAATGCCCGCGCCCGTGGCTACCCCGGCAAACTTGAAAAGGCCGCCCGGTTTGCTGGCCTCGGTGTCGATAAAGATATGGAGGGTTACAGGTTAATGATGAAGCTGTGCAGGCCACGGCGCATCGAGGAAGACGGCACCATCGTATGGTGGGAAGACTACAACGATCTGATCCGCCAAGGCGAATACTGCGCGCAGGATACCGTCGTTGAGCGCGCTATGAGCGTGCTGTTAATGCCGCTCTCTGAACAGGAGCTGGCTGATTACTGGCTGTCGGAAGAGATAAACGACAGGGGTATTCTGGTTGATCGTGAACTTGCAACCGCAGCAGTGGTTGGCGCCGAGTCAGAGAAACTAACTTCTGACGATATCATCAAGAAACTTACCGATGGTGACGATGATACCGGTCATGGCGCTACGGCGTGCACACAAGTACAGCGTATTTTGAAATGGGTTGAAGAAGAATGGAAGCCTTTGACCGGTCTTAAATTAGTCGATGGCGAATGGAAGCAGATGCCTAGTCTAGCCAAGAGTGATGTACTCGATGCGTTACAAGAGGATGATATACCGCCGCACGTTGCCGACGTCCTTGAACTCCGACTGGAAAACTCTAAGGCGGCTGTATCTAAGTTCGCCGCAATGCTTAATAAGAGCGACGAAGCCGGTTGCGTCAGAGGTTTATTTGTATTTCATGGGGCTGGACCGGGGCGGTTCACGTCATTCGGTTTACAAGTCCAGAATCTGGTAAGGGAATCAAATCTGGAAGCGATACCAATCCTCAAAAAGTACGGCATGAAAGGGCTGGCCATGATGGGCGAGCCGGTCAAGATTCTGGCGCAGATGGTGCGACCTGCATTCATGGCAGCGCCCGGCAAGACATTGTTGGTTGGTGACTTTTCGCAAATGCAAGTAAGGATTACTGCATGGCTGGCCGGGCAACAGAACCTGTTGCAGTTGTTCCGCGACAACAAGGATGTTTACTGCGCCTTTGGCTCCATTGCCTTTGGCCGTCCTATCACCAAAGCCGATATCATCGAGCGGTTTGTTTCGAAGGGCTGCATCCTTGGTCTAGGCTTTGGTGGCGCGGAAGGCGCACTGGCGCGGACGCTTAAGAAAGAAAACATTATCCTGCCATTCAGCGAATTAAAAGAGCACAAGGAAACTTATCGTGAAGTCTACCCGGAAATTAAACAACTCTGGTACACATTACGAGACGCAACATTACTCGCTATGTTTTCTCGCGGTACAATTGTACCCGTCGGGCCAGTTAGTTATATGTACGATGGTGAACATTTGTGGTGTCGTCTGCCGTCTGGACGGCTCATGTGTTACCCCTATGCCAGAGTCGTGCAAGATGATTACGGCGACTGCATCGAATACCGTCGAGGTAATCGCAGCCCCAAATCAGGAGTGATGGACTGGCCGGTAGAGCGCTTGTGGTATGGCACCTTTACCGAAAACTTGGCGCAAGCCATTGAGTTTGACTTGATGATAAGTGCCATGCGCAAGTTGCGCGCCCGCTATGCGGAACGCATGCCAGTACGTATACATGTTCACGACGAGATAGTTCCAGAGGTTTTAATAGAAGAGTCAGAAGAACTGCTACCAGAATTCCTTGCGCTTATGGCAGAAGGCGAAGAGTGGAGCGAAGGTTTACCAATTGCCGTGGAAGGCCATATTACTCAGAGGTACGTAAAATGATCCTCGATCTGAAAGTTAACACTGAGCTGGCCAATTCGCCGGATGCTACTTACCATGAAAAGCTTATGGAGATTATCCACTTCACCACTGATTGTGACGATCAGGACGTTATCATTAATATAGTAATTCCTTTCTCTGGTCATATAGTAGAGCTACCAGCGTCATCTAACGCGCTTCGTGTTTATCTGGATGGTGACGCTTACTATGAATATTCCTACGCGTCCTACTGGAATGGTGAACTGTTGTTAAATAGTGGGACGTTTACACCAGTGCTTGTAAACTATCCAATGGTCGGCATGCTAAGCGGCAGCGTACGCAAAAAGATCCCGCACGCTGGCGACCACATCATTACTGTGCAATGCGCTGGCGGTACAATGAGCACTGTCACCACCATAAAATCCCAACGGCGTTATCAAGTGTGGAGTTGCTGACATGTTATGCAAACGTTGCAATAACCAGATGGTTTGGGTTGGCTCGATGCACGGCGGCAAGCTGTCGTGCGAGCATTGCGCTAATGACGATAAGGTATTAGGAGGTGGCAACAGTTTGTTGACTGTTAACTTCGACGGTCTTAAACAATACCTCTCAGAGTCTAAAGCTGGTAGGGAATGCGGCTCTGGTGTAGGCAGCGGGCCTGACGGTGACATGAACTATATGGATTACGATATATGATTATTGGAATCGATCCCGGCTGCTCTGGCGCCGTAGTCATACTCGATGATAACGGTGGGTACATCGCCCATCTGGATACACCACTAATTAAAGTAGGCAGCAAGAACCGCGTTAACGCGGCGGCGGTTGCCGCGTTTATCCGTGACACGATCAACGCCCAACCCTTTCACCATACCTCACTGGTGCATGCCTTTATCGAACAGGTAGGTGCCATGCCCAAACAAGGCGTAGCCAGCATGTTCACCTTTGGTCATGCCACTGGTGTAATGGAAGGCGTCATTGCCGGGGCTGGCATTGCTGTCACCCACGTAACGCCGCAGGCGTGGAAGAAATCAGCCGGGCTGATAGGCAGTGACAAGGATGCGGCGCGCTCCCGTGCGATCATGCTATATCCGTTGTTGCGTGAACTCGATGCCATTGGTAAAGGTCAGGCGATAGCTGACGCTATACTTATTGCCCGGCATGGTATAAACAACAAGAAGGATACACTGCTATGAGTTACTATGTACTAGTCATTATTATATACGCTGGCGGTGTCGCGCAAATTAATATGCCTTCTATGGCAGCGTGCTATGAAGCAGCTAAAGATGTTGAATCCTATTTAACGCAAGATGGTGCAGCCGTTTGCGTGAGGGCTAAGCAATGACAGATACAGTAGATGTACGCACCGTAGGTTGGAACAACCCCGAATGCTGCTATCAGGTAGCAGCCGACGAAGGCTATGAAGACGATGAAGGTGAATGGCATTCAGACCCACAGTTAAGAGACGAACTGTACTGTAGTATAGACACGGTTAACGCTAAGATGGATTACTGCCACCGCTGTGATAAATATCTGGTGTACCCATGAGCGACCATGCCCGCTTCCCCCCGTCCGGCGCTGACCGCTGGCTGCATTGCGGCTACAGCGTAAAGATGGCGCCGTTTTATAAGAGCACTGATAATGCTGCTTCCATTAACGGCACCAATCACCACACCATTGGCTCAATGCATCTGGAGAACGGCACTGAGCCATCTGATCCCAAGATGCGGATGTACACCAACCACGTAAGAGAGTCCGCCGAAGGCGGCATTCTGTTTATTGAGCGCAAAGTTATCATCGTACCAGACTTATGCGACGGTACAGCCGACGCCATCGCCCTGCATCCCGACCACGGCCACGTTATAGATTTAAAGTGGGGCAAGTCTGCCGTTCATGCAGACTGCTCACAGCTTAAGACGTACGGCGTGGGCGTGGTGAAAGAGTTTAATCTGGATAAAGATTTCCCCATGCGCCAAACCATCGTGCAGCCGAACGGCAGTACAGGCTGGCCGCTTAAGCATTGGGACACCACCGCTGGCGACTTGCTAAAATTTTACAGCGAGAAAATTATCCCGGCCATCGAGATAGGGCTAAGCCCCAACCCCAAGGCCGTACCCGGTAGCTGGTGCTTCTGGTGCCCGGTAAAGTTCCACTGTCAGGCGTACCTGATTACACATGGCAAGAAGAAATAATTTGACAGGCTGATAGGGTGTTGTATCATGAAACTACAGAAGCTGAATGAGCTGTCTGGATACAAGATTTATTTCATAGGAGACAAGGCCGTGGAAAAAGATCGGCTTTATCGCTGGCACCCAGCAGAAAGGTTTGTCCCCGGCCCGAACGATCTTCTGTTTGCACCAAAGACAGGCTTGTACGAATTGCAGCAGCGCATCGCCATGATAATGAAGTGGCGCCAAGCCGCAGAAGAAGAGGCGCTTAACGCCATCCTGATAATGACAGTGGGAGATTTAAAATGATACTCAGTATGGAACAAATACTGGATGATATCCAACGCCTTAAAAACGTACGTGAGACTTACAATAAAAACGTGGACGCTGAAATAAGTAAGATGTCCATGAAACTGGAAACGCTTATGACTGCTCAAGGCGTTGAGAGCATCAAGTCAGAATTAGCCAGCGCTGGATATCGCAACAACACCAGCGTAGAAGTCAAGGACTGGAACGCGCTTATGGAGTATGTGGCTAAGAACAACGCCTTTGACTGTATCCAGAAACGTATCGCCCCGGCACAGCTTGAGAAACGAATCAAGGCTGGCGCTGACATTAAAGGCGTCAGCATCAAGAAATCAAAATCCTTTGTCATCACTGGAGCTAAACAGAATGAAACTGCCAGCAGCGAAGAATAAAAGCCACGTAGTAAGATGTATCGGTGGGCCATGGCACAATGAATACGTGCGCTTGCCATTCGTAATGTTCTGCTCGCACGACAGCATGACGCTGCGTATCCGGGTAGGCGATCACGTCGGCCAGTACAACACGCGAACAGGAGTTTGGAAGAGTGATGGACAATCTTAAGGTAACGATCATTGGCCTGCTCCCGCAGCAGGCCAACACAATACGAAGTATCTACGACGACAAACTGGATTTAAAGTTTATCGAAGTAGATACTTCCACCATTAAAATACGTTCTACTGCTGAGTCATCAGATCAAGTGGTGTTAATGACAAAGTTCATATCCCATGAAATACGGAACGCTTTACGTAAGCATGATCTTGTTCATTGTAATGGCGGCGTTTCTTCTCTTAAGCTAAAGCTCGATGCTATGCTACGCCTTTAGCTTTATCCTGACTACGGTTCCAGCTTAAGCCCATCATCCCCATAACCAACGGCCACAACATTTCCATATCGATCTTTGGTACTGGTGGCGTGTAGAAGCCAAACACTTCCATAAGCCACGGTAAGTAAGGCGCCAAGATAAACTGGCTGAATACTACCACTGCGCACATCCAACCGAACGCCGGGCGCCAGCCACTGGCCCACTTGTCAGGACTCGCTGCCTCGATCTTGTTGACTTCGACTTGAGCATTAAGCCTTGCTGTTTCATCAGCAAGCTTTGCCAGTGCGAATTGGTTTTCATCCTTTTGCAGATCCAGTTTATATTGTGCCGCTACGGCTGGGTCTGGAAAAATAATATCCAAACCCTTTTCTATTACACGACCTATGCTGTCAATGCCTAACGGGTTCATGGTGTGTCCTCTGCTGCAAGTTTAAGATTAAGCGCAATGCGCCGTGCCCATCCTTTGCTGAATGTATCCCATGTGCCGACGTAAGTCATAAAATCCAGACGTTCTGCAAGGAAGTACATCAGTACATCATCAAGCGTCATCTTGTTTACGGCGGCTCTGGTGTTAGGGCCAATCTTGCCATCGTCATCTACACCAACGCCGCGCTGTAGCATCTTGCTGGTATTGGTCATGCCATGGTTAATGGCTGAGTCGAACAACTGGTAAGACAGCGCAGGCTTCCATTTATCCATGCCGAGTTCCAGCCACCAGTCACGATAGTAGATCGTCTTGGCCTGTTCGACTGTCAGGTTCTCGATGTCCAGTTCCGGGTAAGTCATGGCGCTGATCCCGAACTTGGTGCCCTTAAGCAAACCAACCCTGACTTTACCGCTTGTCCAGTTACCTCTGTCGCCGGGGTTTTTCTGAAACCGGCCTTCGTGGCCGATAACCCGATCAAACGATTTATTAAATAGGGCGTCCATTATTTCCACCAGTCTTTAAGGTAAGACACCAACCATGCGAAGCATGAGCCAATGAACAAGATACCGCCGATAAAGCCTTTCTGCCGCTGTAGGTAGTTTTCTATTTTTTCTAGCCGGTCATCCATCTCGATAAACTTTTCTTCCAGTTCGGTCAGCTTATACAAGATAAGGTCTAGCGATTCTTTCTCGTTCATTGCGCACCTCCTAAGCGTATTCCCATATAATGCAAATGCCTTGGAACCCGGCACCACCAGCAGCAGCGGATGCAGTACCCGCCGCACATGCCCCACCACCGCCAGCGCCATAACCAGTTGCAGCGTTACCGGCTGACGAGTTGCCACTACCAACAATAGTTTGATGGCCGCCGCCACCCAATGGAGTGGTGCCGCCACTGCCGCCAAAGGAAATGCCTGTAGCTGGTGCATAGCCCGGCGCCCCGACTTGCCCGCTCGATGGTGTAAGGTTGGCTGTGCCGCTGCCTGTACCGCCAGCACCGCCAGCGCTAAGGCGTGCAATACCCCCCGCTGTGCCGCCTGTACCGGCTGCACCGCCACCCGCCGTAATGACAGATCCGAACGTGGTGTTACCGCCTGCCGTACCGTTATTAGCCCCGGCTGTACCACCCGCACCACCAGCGCCGATGGTGACAGTGACACCAGAGAAAGCGGACGTAACCCGGCCAGTTACGTACGCGCCAGCACCACCGCCGCCGCCCACCGCGTTGTTAGCCACGGTCGCTGCGCAGCCACCACCACCAGCCCCGCCGCCTACCGCCTCGACGACAATACTTACCGTGCCGGATGTAGGCGTATAAGTCCCGGTAGACGTTTTAACTTGGACACCAATCAAGCGGGCCATTTTAAATTCCTCACGAACTATATTCGTAGATAACGCAAACGCCTATTGATCCATTGCCGCCAGCTCTGGCTATCGCCGTGCCGTGCCCGCATGCACCGCCGCCGCCAGCGCCAAATCCTGTACCGGCATTACCTACCGCACTGGCGCCAGCGATCACGCTACGTATACCGCCGCTGCCCCATATGGACGATCCGCCATAGCCGCCTAAAGAAACTGTCCCGTCCACCGATTCACCCAGCTCGCCATGCATGCCAGTGAATGCAGCCAAGCTGGCAGACCCACTGGCTGTACCGCCAGCGCCACCGTTCTGCGCTCTTGGGGAACCCCCGGCTGTGTCGGCAATACCACCAGATCCACCGCCAGCCGTCAGGACAGAACCAAACGTGGTATCCCCGCCCGCTGTGCCGTTGTTGGTGCCAGCCGCACCGCCAGCCCCGGCTGCGCCGATGGTCACGGTGACGCCAGAGAACCCGGACGTGATGCGGCCAATCGCCAGAGCACCAGCCCCGCCACCACCTGACCCGGTAACTTGTCCAGAGGTAGCCGGGCAACCACCGCCACCGCCACCACCACCAATGGCTTTAACGACTATGCTATCGGTGCCAGCCGTTGGTGTATAAGTGCCAGTGGCGGTTATGGTTTGAATACCCACAAGTCCAGACATTTTAATTATCTCCTAAGTGTTGTATTCGTAGATAAGGCAGATGCCATCTGTACCGGCACCACCCGCAGCGGCAACAGAACCAGTACCACCACCGCTACCACCTGATCCTTTACCGGCGCCCGCGTTGCCGTTACTGGTGGTGTTTACTTGCGTGCCACCACCGCCGTAAAGGGTAGAACCGCCTTCACCAGAAAATAAAATAAAGTTGTTATAGGCGTAACCAAGCCCGCCTTGTTCGCCAGTGATGCCCATCAAGCTGGACGATCCACTGGCTGCACCGCCAGCGCCACCGCCTGCCGCCCTTGGCAAACCGCCGCCTGCTGGCACGGCAACGCCACCGGACCCGCCGCCCGCCGACAATACAGAGCCAAATGTGGTGGCGCCGCCTGCCGTACCGTTGTTGGCACCAGCCGCGCCGCCAGCCCCTCCAGCACCAATGGTTACGGTGACGCCAGAGAACCCGGACGTGATGCGGCCAATCGCCAGAGCGCCAGCCCCGCCACCGCCAGCCGCCGATGTGCCTACGCCGGGCGCACCGCAACCGCCACCGCCGCCACCGCCGCCTACCGCTTCAACAATAATGCTGACGGTGCCAGCCGTTGGTGTATAAGCGCCAGTTGCGGTAAACACCTGTATGTTTAACAGGCCACCCGCGTTAGTACCAAAGGCTGCCAGCGCTGTAGCCGCGCTTGCCAGTCTTGAATTTATAACAGTGCCACCTGACGCGCTTAAGTTAGCCGTAGCATCCATATCAAAGTAAACAGCCCATACACCAAAGCTGGCGTTGTACCAGCTTATGTCAGATATAGCTGTCATGGTAAAAGGCACTTTAGCTTCGGACGTACCAGCAGCGCCCGCCACGATTTGCGCTATGGCACTGAGTGCGCCAGCTTCGATGGCGTTACCTAAAATTACGGTTTCGCCAAGGCGATCCGTAATTTCCCGTCTGCTGTTAAGATCCGGCATGCGATCAGTAGTAGTCATGATCTTGCTCCAAAGTGCCTAATGCCGCTGCGATAAAAATAAAGTCTTCGTTGTCTTGGTTTGGACGGAACCGTTTACGCGGCCCATCGAGGAATTCAGATCGTAGCGCGCCGGGGCCTTTGCCGTTCATCCGCAACGTGGCCGTAGTCCGGCAATCGAAACCAGCCTCAACGATGGTCGAGGAATCGAATTCGACGGTTGCTGAAACGATTGCGCTCCACGCACCAGCTCGTATCGTTGGACCCCCTTGTCCTTCCCCTTCCCAAACCAGCAACGCCGCAGGCGCGGCCAGCCAGTCTGCGCTGATCGTGGCCGTTCCGTTCCATGTCAGGGTTGCAATCGAGGCGCTCGACCATGCGTTTGAGGCTATCGAGGCGCCGTTCCACAACAGACTGGCAGCAGCAATGGCGGACCAATCAGCCGAGGCGATCCCGGTAGCGTTCCAAGTTTGAACGGCCTGTGCCGCTGCGCTGAATGCACCGGGGAATATCCCGGTTCCGTTCCACGTAACAGAAGCCACGGCTGTAGAAGACAAGTCAGCCGTCGCGCTCGATGCTCCATCCCAAATAAGATCAGCAGCGGCGGTGCTTGACCATTCAGCGCTGGCGCTGGCGCTTACTACCTCTTCACCGTTCCAAGTCAGCGTTGCGGCTGGTGTAAGGCTAAGACTGGACGCCGCTATTGATGTACCGTTCCATACCAACACTGCCCTAGCTATATCATTAAAAGCAGACGCGGCAATGGATACACCATTCCAAGTTAAAGAGGCAGCGGCTGGCGCGTTAAAATTAGCCGAAGCAAATGATCTGCCGTTCCATGTCAGGCTTGCCGTTTCAACAGCACTAAAAGCGCCAGCCGAAACAATGGCGCCGTTCCACGTAACACTGGCTACGGCGGTAGAACTAAATGCGCTAGCGGTTATGATTACCCCGGCGCCTGTCCACGTTACACTGGCCGTGGCATCTTGATCGAAACGGGAAGCTGCGAAGGATCTGCCGTTCCACGTAACGCTGGCAGTCGCCGCTGGATTCATCGCTGACGTGGCGGTTGAACGGCCACCCCATGTCACGCTGGAAGTGAAGGCGCTTTGAACAGTACCACCATCGGCGCGCAGATCCATTTCATTATAAGTAGGATTACTGCCATCGTTGTACATCATGCCGATAACAATACGTCCAGCCCTTGAGTAGACGTTTACTTTAATCCCGGCGCTGGCTTCTGTAGCGAATAAGGCTGGTGTATCCCACCCAGCACCATCTACATTGGATTGCGTATAAATGTCGCTGAGCGTGTCAATGAGTACATGCCATAGCGTAGTTTCATCAGCGCAAAAAGCACTTCTGCATGCGCCGCTGTCTACTGATCTGGTGCCAGTTATATCTGCCGAAACTGAAACAGTAGGCGCATCCGCAGAATCAAATGCAACCTCAGTTACGTTAGCCGTTGTAGAGTCAGAGCTAGGGTATCTTACTTTAGTAGCCCCACCACTTAAGTAAGCCACCCCCTGCCGTACTTGTGCGATTTGAGTTGAGTTTACAGAAGTGTCATAGGCAGCAGGAAAAGACTCCAGCACGTTGGCGCTGGTTAAAGTTCGTTGGTAAGCATCCGCTGCCGTGTCATTGATAAAGAAGAAGTGCATCCTGTCACTTGATCCTTTTACGATTGAACCGGCATACCAGTTCTGGCTGGCGCCGCCATTATCTACAAGGATATCGATAGTCCAAACACCAGCCTCGCGCCGGGCGTAATACACACGCTCCAGACTGGATATACGGTTGCCGTTGTACAGGACAATTACATCACCGTCATCGCGTACCGCGATGTCGCATTGTGAAGTGGTAGCTGTAACACCTACAGCGTCATCATCAAGGATCAGCTCGTTGGTAATTACCCACGCGTCAGTGGACATATCAAACGTGTGGTATTTTAAATCAAAGACGGTAGAGCCAGACGAGTCAGCAGATAGGACGTGGATAACGTCATCTACTTGGAAAGCCTGCACTGCGCGGATGGTGTTGTTTACGGTAATGTCAGAACCGACGTTGCTAAAGCTGGACGTAGGGTCAGTAGCTTTGAAGGCCCTTAAAAGTGTGGCCGTTGTGCCCTTACCGAATACGTATACGTTTCCTGTAGACGATATAAAAGGCTCGGTGATATTAAGAATATTACCGATTGCTGATTCTAAGCCAGTTACGATTACCGGGAGTGCCATGGCAGATCCTCGCGGGTATTCAGATGGATACCCGCATTGCCCTAAGGATCATTAATCCAGCGTGAAGCTGGATGCAGTGGTCAGCCGTGGTGTAACGTTCTGGCTAAAGTTGATGTTAGGGCTGATCGTACCAGCCGCAATGATCTTGCCAGCAGTCGAAGCGGACGTTACACCAATGGAAGCGTGGGTAAACGTACCGGTCGAAGTGGAAGTGTTTTGCGGAAAGTCGATGTTGGCCACTGGCGAAACGCTGTTGTTGGTGACAACCCAGCCGCCAGTGGTACGCGCTACAGAGATACGAGTGTACTGCGCGTAGCCACCTTCGTTGGTGCCCTGAGTACCTGTGTCGGCTGGGTCAGCCGTGTGCAGCGAGCACCAAAGGTTAGTGAGTGGTGACGATGCGGCGTTGTCCGCGATGTTGCTGATAGCAACAGCGTTAAAGATCAACTTGCAAACGTCATTCTCAAATGTGTCTGAAAAGCCAGCCATGATTAAATCCTCTTACGCTGTTTGTTCAAAGGTAACAATATTACCCATTTCGTCACGTTGTGTGACCCTGAATTTCAACATAGGTCTAGCTGTTGGTTTAGGTGCTGCCACTGGTGCAGGCTTGGCACTTTGTAGCTTCGACACTTGTTGCTCCAGTTTAGCGCAATTACCTTTCTCTGCTTCCAATTGAGTTTGCGCCTTGATCTTGTCTTGGCGTTCCGTCGCCATTTGCCCGCGTAGTGCGTCAATCTGACTTTGCATCTGTTCCATTTCGCCACAATGCTTACTACGCATGGCGTCCATTTCCTGTTTAGCCGCATCTTTTACATCCAAGATTCTGGCCGATAAAGTTTTTTGTAATCCTGAAAGCTCCTTGCTTACGTCTGCCAACTGCGCCACTAATGCGGCGTTGTCAGCTTCTACCTTGATTCGTTTATCATCAGCCAGTTTAATTTCAGCTTTAGCTTTACGCTCTACATCAGCCGCGTAGCTGGCCATCATTTTATTAGCGGCATTCTCTGACACTGGTGTATCGGGAATGCTGCCCCGGCCCAACTTCTGCTCCAGCAATTTTAACTTGCTCATTGTGGTGCCTTCCCGCTAATAAGCCCGCGTGCAAACTCAACTGGATTATCAGGCTCTTCTATATGGCCTTGTTCAATCTCGGTCAAGTACCCAATTGGTTTAGCCAGTGGCGCGACAGGTAAACCAGTCACCATGCCTACAGTCGTCAGCACATCTTGTATAGGGCGCTTTAATCTGGCTTCGTCTTCTGTTGCAACTTTCCAAGCGTCATATGGAACTCTTGCAACAGCTTCCAGTGATGATATGGCTGGTGATGCGCTAATGCGGTCATCATACCATTTATCATTGAACATGTTGATACCGGTCTGTGTCATTGGCCCCAGTACAGGAACCATTGCCGTAGCCATGCGGGCCTGACCACCAAAGAACATGGACAGGATGTTGTCCAGATAACCATCATCGTCGTCATCATCGAACGCCGCGCCGCTGACCATCTGCACAATCGCTTCACCAATCACGGCTGGAATCATAAAGCCCATGGCGTATACGTACAGTGCCCTGCCACCAGATTCAAACCCACTCTTGCGCATTGCCTTGATAAACTCGGTAGCGTTTAAATTACCGGCCATGTTGAAGTAGGAATAGAACATGGCGAAGACACGCATAAGCGCTGTGCCGGATTCGAAACGCGATACGTCTTCGGCGTGGAACGTGCCTTGAGTTTGACGAACAGCCGAATCTGCTTCGCGTACCGCCGACTTTTCATCTGCCCCGTTTTGAGTTGCCTGTTCGTAGGCACCACCCCAAGTAATCATATCGACCACGTTCTGCATACCAGTCTGCATGAAATACCCATGCTCATTGGCGAAGTCTTTAGCCTTTTTAAACTTGCTTGGGTTAAGTGTTATATTGTCGATGCTCTGCCGAATCTCCATCAACTGCGAAGACAACCGGTTACGCATAAACATTGACGATTCGTTTACGTGGCTGGTGTACTCTCTTGGGCTACTGGTGTAACGCCACAAGGCACCAGCCAGATAGCGTGGTTTAACTTTAAGTGCCGATAAACTTATGCCAGCAATTTGTTGCAGCGCTACTGACACGTTAGCCGCCATCAGTTGCAGGCCGGTATTGGCGCGCACGTTGTGGAAAAACGAATCCAGCATACGCATGCGCGGGCCTGATGGTTGTTCCACCAGTTGCAGCGCACTACGTTGCAGCCAAGGCATCAGCATCATAGTGCCTACTTCGGTATCCAGCATGGCCAGCGTGCTACGGAAATTCTTGTTGATTGCTACCCGGCCAATGTCTTTAATGACAGGCTCGATGTGCGTGAAGCGTAACACCTTCTCGATGTGGCTAGGGATCAGCCCCAGTTCCAATGACAGAGCTTTCCTGTAGCCTTCTGTACGTTGTTTGGTAAAGCCACGGCCTGTCGTTGGGAACATAAAGCTGGATGGCCTACCTTCTACTACTTCTTTCTCGGCACGAATGTTCGCGTCTTCAACAATGAAAGGATCTACCAGCGCCGGGAAGTATCCACCGGCAAACGTGCCGTACGGTGTATTGAGCGGTTGCGCTGTTATCTCATTGAAGAAATAGCCGTACATTTCTTTGTGTGATTTCTGCGCGCCCGGTTTTAATTCACCAAGCAGATCCCAAACCTTTTGCACGAATTCATAATCATCCTTAGTTATAATACCAAATTTGTGCATGCGCTCAATAAATTTATCCCAACGTCTGGTATCTAATTCCTCATTAACTATTACACCCCAGTCTCTACCTACCAAAAGCTTCTGCAAATTGGATTGGTTGCCGGTATGCAGCAGCGCGCCGATCAGTTCGGTTTTATTGGCGAACTCATAGCCAATTTCTGGCGCGTCAATCTTGCCTACTTTAAAAGTTTCCTTCGGCACTGACTTGGCAATCTCTTCATATTTGCGTAGGATAATGCGCCGGTCATCACGATAGCGGTCTGCTGCTTCGCTGACTGGCTGCCAGATATAACGACGGAACACGCCTTTGGGGTCGCCGCTGTCCATGGCATCAACCCACGATTCGACGCGGCGCAGCATAGCCAAGCCGCCAAGGAATCCCATCTTGGTTTTATCCCAATTAGAAAGTGCCTTGGCATAACCGGCTTTCTTGGTGCCGGGCTTCACCAGCTCCATGATTACGCTGGACAGCTCGCCTACTATGGTGTCGCGGTCCAGCTTCTCGCCGTCAATCTCAACCTGCCGGGTGCGCCGGGCCATTGCCCACAGGCCGTCTATCGCGTCATTGACCATCGAGAAGTCAGCCACTGTCAGATCAGCAACAGGGCGCCCATCGCTCGATGCCAGTTCCACCAGCTCTGACAGATCCTCAAAGGTTTGTGGATCGTACAAGGACATGGCTTTCATGTAGCTGGCCGCTGTAGCTGATGCGGCACCAATGCCATGAACGGCGGCAACAGAGCGAGCCGCGTTGACCATGTTCATATCGTAATTTTTAGCCAGCTTGTCGTCAGATTTAGACAGGCGTTTTGTCCAAACCTTAACAGCTTTATCAGCAAATGTTTTTTGTGTTGACGCTTCTTTAAACAGAAAGATGTTGAGCATTTTTTTCTGCACGGCATCAAACGCTTTATCCAGATTGCGCCCTGTGCCCATGCGGAACTCACGGCCCAGCAGATGATCCTGTGCTTCCTGCCCGGCGCGCAGCGCGGCTTCTTCGTACAGACGTGGATTAAGATCGCCCAGCTTTTGCCGGGAGATAATTTGCACGGCGATATCCTTAAGCACAGCTTTGTGTGTCAGCTCGCGTTTAGCGCCAAGGCGTTTAAGAATACGCAGTTCCATATTGAACATGTCAATCTGTTGCGTGTTCTGAATCTCCATCGCCACTTCCTGTTCTGTCGTGCCTTCGACAATAATGCCGCCGTGCTTCTCGCGAATGCGCCGGGATACTTCCTCATTGATGGTATCGTTCAACCGTGGCAGACCGATCAACTGGCGCACCAGTGATTCACCAGAGTCAAAGCCGAACAGCTCTGCAACCACGTCAGGGTGCAGGCCGTTTTCCTGATAGCGGAAAGGCAGATCGCTCAACGTAACACCAAGGTCTAAGAGCGCTTGCTTATCGAGCTTAGTCGCTGACATGCCTTCGATTTTAGTACCATCAGGTAGAACACCAGACCACAGCCAGTAAGCAGCGCGGTAGATAGGAATCGCCAGAATTTCTTCACGAACAATCGGCGCCAACGCTTTCTTCTCGTCCCGCCATGCTTGTGTTTTTTCACGGCGCAACTCCTTCATAATCTTGGCGCGGAAATTATCCTCGGATATTAATTTAGCTTCCTCTGCCAAATTATTATACGCGGCGTATTCTTCGCTGGTCATCATGGTTTCGTCCATCAGCTTGATGTCGTAACCATTACGCGAACGGGCTTGCTCGATGGCAGCATCCGTAGCAATCAAGCGGTCCATCACTTCCCTTACTTCTGGTGTCAGGGTTACGTCCAACATAACCATGCTTTTATAAATACGGCTCAACCAGTTTTTAAGCTGGTGGAATACAACGCGCAGTTGGAACGAAGGCGCTTTGCCTTCCATTAAATAAGCTTCGAATCCACGCGCAAACGCTTCGTGTGATTCAGTGGAAATTTTATCGTCCGTTGCACCAGTCCATTCCTTGATGGTAGCCCAGTCAGATTTAAGGCTATCTGGTGCATCAGGCCGTAAAGCGTCCGCCCTTAATTCTTCCAGCCAGATGTGTGCGCTTTCGTGGGCGAACGTACTGGCGTCAGCGTTTTTAAGCAGCGCGATCAGGTTCTTGATTGGCACCGATGCGCCGCGTTCGCCTTGGAACAGCACGCCCTGCCCGGCATCGATTTTGGTTGGCAGCCGGATTTCCTCACTGGCGCCAAGATCCCACACGGCTTTCTCACCCAGCATTTCACCCTGAGCAATCGCCACATCGCGTGGCAGCACGTTGGTGATGTCGATGTAGCCTTTACCAGACTCACTGTCTACCCACACGCCCAGTGCCGCGTTGGGGTCAGCCTGAAAGATATCCCGGTTGCGCCGCATGAATGTTTCTAGCTCATGTGACGTTGGCGCACCCTCGGTCACGACGCCCCGTTGTGGGTAGCCTGCCACGGCCACGCCTTCGGTTCCGGCCAGATTGCCGCGTACCGGGTGTATGGTCCCGCCGAACACGCCGAACGCTGCTTGGCTGGCTTCACCAGCCGCCACAGCAGCGATAGACGATCCGCGTTCCTCTGGTGTAGCAGGCGGCAGATTGATTTCGCCACCTTCCAAATCCAGCGCTGGCCGATCAGGCGTAGGGATAGCAGGTTCAGCCAGTGATTGATTGTGCACTTCCATTTGCTGCGCCACTTCTGGTGGCAAGTCGCGTTGAATGGTCAACGGCTGTTCGTTATACAGCACCAGTGGATCAACACCCAGCCGTTCCGCCCGGCTGCGCAGGCGCTCACGCCAGAGCGTGGCATCGCGAACGGCTTCCTGTTCGCTGGTGCCGATCTGGCGCAGCTTGGTGTAGATGTCTTGGTAGACCGTAGCCAAGGGGGCTTCCTCGGCTACCTTGGCTGCGAACTCTTTTTCCAACCCGGCCAATATAACTGGCTCTGAGTCCGCCACTTGAGCGGCTTCGGTTGGTGTCATTTCCCCCGGATTCAACCGGATGTGCGGGACAAGCTTTTCGTGGAATGGCGTTCCCGCCAGCTTTTCCGCATATGTTTCAAGAGGGACGACCAGATCGCCGCCCGTAGTTTGCGCTTCCTGATATTGATTGAGATTGCCAAATACTTCTTGCGCTGCATTAGGTGCACCATCTTGAAATAAAGCGTTCCAGCTTTCTATTGGAATAAAGACATCCTTAACTACTTGGTTGTTGTCTTTTAGATGTTTCACATAATCACCAAAAGCCGCTGGTGAATTCTTGAACGTACTGGAGCTATTAGCCAAGTCCCCCAAGCTGTGCATAAACTCTTCGTTCTGCGCTGCCTTTTCCATGTCAGCGTACAACTCGATTACCCGTGGCCCTGATGCCAGCGCGCCTAATACCACTGTGCCTTTAAAGGCAGCAGTGGATTCGGCAACAATGTCTTTCGCATCCTGCCCGCTGACACCAGCTCCCATATCCCCAGTGGCGGCTTCCCTACCGACAATGGTGATAAACTTTTGCATGCCTTCGGTGAAAGTTTCAGTACCGACAGCCGCCGCGTACTTTTTACCGAAGTCTTTCATGGCAGCCATAACGGTTGGCTTAACCAGAATCTGTTTCAATTCATCAGTGGTGAATTTACCGATTACTTTATCAATGCCGGGGATGGCTTTGATAGATGTCCTTAACGACGCGAACTCAAGCACTGAGTTAGGCACGGCCACCAGAAGTGAAGCGTATCGCGCAGCAACAGGGTCAATACGATTTCCGTCAACATCTTTAGCATCCTCAAGATCATCGTAGGCATCGCCCACACTCTGTTTATAAATCTGCTCGATGTAAGAAGCGTGGAACCCGGCTTTGAAACCACCCACTGCACCAGCCGCCGCGCCGCCCGGTACGGTAGCAAATGCGCCGGGGCCACCCAACAGGCCAGCCGTGGCACCAATCGCCGCACCAGCCGGTACGCCAAACTTGAGCGCCGTTTCACCAGCCTCGATGGTCATTGGCACATTCATGCCAACGATATTCGCCGCCGATTTAAACCAGCTCGGTGCGCCTTCGTCGAACTGCTGCGCCTTCTCTGCTAATTTTTTCTTAAGGTCGGCGCGCTCTATTTCTTCTTGCGGGGTGATGTCACCAGTTACGGCTTTATACCCAAGGCCCATTAATCTTTCTTGTTCGCCGCCTTCACCGAACCCGTGGGGAATAGCTTGCAGCGTAGCCCACGACTGTTCCAGAGCCGATAAATTCTCATAATCGCCCTGAGCCAAAGCAGCACGAGTAGGATTTTTAGAAAGCCATTCAGCAAGTAAAGGAGACTGTCTGCGAAACGATTCGGGGTCGAAGTCTTCCTGTTTAGCCTTCTCTTCGATTTCATCTAAGTTACGCTCAATCAAACCGGCTGGCAGCCCTGTGCGCAACTGCATATTGTAAATACGCGAAGCTTGGTCTATAGGCTTTGGGTCCAAGACAGATGCACGCAGTACATCGTCTTCGTGGTTGTCAGAGAATAGGGCAGCCGCAGACTTGCGGCGCTCTCCTTGAGCGCCGGGGAACAAACCCTCAATCGGCGATACTGGTTCTTGATCCTGATTATCGAAAGCGTTGCTGCTGGACAACACACGCTGTGTGTACTGCTCCATAACCTGTGACAGATAGTTGCGGGTTTCTTCCGGCATAGCACTAATACTGCCGCGCTCTTTCAGCCTGCCCGGTCCACCGTTATACGCGGCGATGGCCATCTCTGGATCACCACCAAACTGATCCATAAGTCTGGTCAGGTAACGCCGGGCGCCTTCGCGTGCTTCTGGTTCATTGAATGGATTTTTAACGCCGTACTCTTCCGCCGTATCATCCATAAATTGATACGGGCCTTTAGCGCCTTTAGGGCTTACGGCCATATTGTTTCCGCGCGACTCAACATGCTTAACTGAGTCCAGCAGAATTTCCATATCAAGACTCATTATTTATTCTCCTTGCCTTCCAAGGCTTTTCTGCCTTCGTCCGCAGAACCACCAGTTATGCTGATAGCGTAGGCGCGTTCAAGTCTGCCTTTCATGCCCTGCTTAATTTGCTGGTCGCTCCAGTCAATAGGCGCATACCCAGCAGAGCGCATGAAATTAATAGCGCCTTTCAGCCAAGCGCCATCGATGGTGTCAAGCGGCACGTAAATTTTGCTGCGCTGTTCTGGCTTGATAATAGGAGCTGGTAACGATGTGTCACCGCTCCATTTATCCAGCATGACTTTTTTGTCAACCATCTTACGCATCAAGGTTTCTTTTTCTTCCCGATTTAAAGCTTTGCCAGAATCGCGTTGTGCTACGTCAATGGCAGCCTCTACTTCATTGCGCAACCGGCCAAGGTATTCTTTCTGGTCTTCACTGTTATTTTTCTCGTAAGGTTTAAGCCCTACGTCAGCAGCCACCACGTTGAACAGTTCAGCGTCAATGGTGGCAGCTTTAACAGACTCAGGGCTATTAAGCTTACGCTTATCTTTAACCAGATCCTCTGTTAACTGACGGCCAAGGACAGGCTCCATAGCAAGGATCTGTTTTTCCGACAGGGTATTAAGCGTCTGCGGATTGGACAGTTCCCAATAAGTCGAGAAGCCACGGGCTGCCTTTTCACCTTCCCGGTATTGAGCATCCATGCGCGCATGCTGCTGTTCGCCACGGCCACGTTGAACGATATAGTCACGCACTTCTGTTTTGGCTTTACCATCCAACGCTTGGTAAGAAGGCATTGTTTGCAATGTCGCCAGATCCGCACCGTCATGGTACTGCTGCAAAACGTCGGCTACGTTCGACGCCTTCATTTCCGTTACACCATCCTTGAATGCAACGGCACGGGAACGTACGTCAGCAATAGCCGATTTCATTTCTGCCGGGTTATCTTTGTACCGGTCGCGCAGCCACGTTTCCATAAGATCGAGGCGGACAGGATCATCAGGGCCTTTCGGGCCAAGGTAGCCCCAAGCGGTGTCAGCGCCACGGATGGACTCACCATCAACAGTGGCTGATTTAACTTTATTGCCAAGGAGGACAATTGCCTCTGGTGTAAGCTCGCTTTTAAACTGGTTATAGTAGGCAGCCGCCGCAGAGTCTTTGCCTTGAGATAACATCTGACCAATTACGTCGGCATGAATTAAAGTGCCAGCGATACGTTTTTGCTGGTTGATTACGTCAGGGTCATCCATGCCTTTCAACCGCGCTTGCCGTTCAATCTCCATATCGGTGCGCAGCAAGGACATCTGGATCTGACCCGGTTGATCCCAATTCAATGCAGCCGACGCACGCTCAGTGGCCATTACGCCTTCCGACACCACGTCTTGATAAGCACGGGACTGGTCCGCGACATGCCGATACAGGCGTGCATCAAACTGGCGATCCGCGATGCGTGCGCGTTTATCGAAAGCAATCCTTTGTGTGTCGCTGCCTAAACCATCACGAATCTGCTTAGCAACACCTTCGCGTTTTGCCCGATAATCTTCCGACAGCGGCTGTTTAACAGCGTTACCGCCGACGATATTAACGAAGCCGTTTTCCTTGCCATATTCCAGCTCCAGCAAACTTTTTTGGTAATTAGAAAAACCTTCCTCGGTCTGCGCTTCGTCGATACGCGCTTTCTCTTTTAAAGCCAAAGCCGTGACTGTATCACCCAGCCCGGTAATAACTTGGCCGAACTGGATTTCTGCTTGCGCTTCCGCGCCACGGCGTGGCGTGCTTAATTGCAGACGTGAGACGCCACCACGCCCCGATGGTACGGGGCGTTGGCCTAAGTCTTCGGCTGTCGGTAATCTGGCCATCACTTATCACTCCCAAAAAGATCGCCATATTTAGAAGCGAAAGAAGTCGCACCGCTAATAAGAGTGGATGTGTAATTCTTACCGGCTGCTTTGGACGCGGCGTTACCTTCGAACAGCGCCGCCGATGCTGCGCTCTTGCCACTCAGGCGCCGGGCTTGTGCGCCTACTTCATAGCTGCGCGCCTGTTCTTCGCCTTCGTACAGGGCGAGCTGCGAACGATAGGCGCCTTCCATATAGATGTCGTTCAGGATGTTGACGACGTTCTGGTCAGATGCACCAGCCCCGGACGCTGCCGCCTTGGCCAATGTCTTGCTGGCCAGCAAGCCAGCCATGCGCCGTTCTTCGAAGGCGCTGCGCTGTGATGCGGCACGGGCTTGCCCAGCCAAGTAATCAGCCTGACGCGCTTCGAACTCGGCCATAATCAGTTCGTTTTTCGACGTCTCTTCGGCCTGCTTGACAGCAGCCTTACCAGCGTCTCGTTGCCCCTTGGCGCTGATTAGCGTACCGGCGACAGATGCGGCTGCGCCGATATAGGGGAGTGCAACTGCTAAAGCGCCCATCTTACGTACTCCCCAAATTCACATGGCTCGAAACCAAGGTAGGCCAGAAAGATACCTGACGTTGGTATGGTTTCGTCGCGGTTGGCAATCAGTGTCCATTTATTTTCATCAGCTATCTTAAGCATGGCTTTAGCGAACTTCATAACCGACAGTTTATTTTTAACCAATACATCTTCCTTGCCTTCGGTGAACACTACCATCTGGTCACGGTTCATTCGAATGAACCCGCAAATGCCTACCAGCTTATCGTCAATCTCCAGAAAATAAGCGCGCATGGTTGGAACCTGAAACGGCAGTTCCCCGTAAAATTCCCCGAACAACTCGGCGGTAGCTGGAATAATTTTCATGACTTCTCTTCCACGTCATAAGCCAGCACTGCTGCCAGCAGAGTAACCGGGCGTGGTGACGTGGCTTGAATGCAGATCCGTGCGTCACCGCTCCATTCGCCGGGGAATTCTATAAGCTCTTCGTCGTAAGCGTCATACAAGGTGCCGTCTGGAATGTCCTCGGAGTTTTCCACCAGTGGCAAGTCGTCAAGCGTATCGAAGTTTGGCCCAAACTTAAGGCTGCCCACCGCCGCATCTGCCAGCACGAAACCAAGCTGCGCAACACGTTTATGAAAAGTAAGATCAGTATTTCCATCTCTATCCGCATAAGATAGCTTGGTGCTTTTCCATTGCGCTGTATAAGGTATGCCAACCACTGCCGAGGTAACAGGTTCTGGCAGCGTATCGATCATGCCGCCTACCACGACTTTAGTGCCTAAGTCTTTACCGTTGCCCCACACTGTAACGGTCTTGCCTTCCAGATAATCCAACCCGGAAATAGCCGTGGTGGCTACACCAGAGTAAGAAGCGTGGCTGTCGCTGGTTTTGGTAAACTCAGTACCGCGTGCTTCCGACTCCAGTGCCCACAATTCGTAATAGCGTTTAGTGACGCCATTGATCGTACGCTTGACCACGTAATAAACAGAGTCTTCAACGTCGCCCGGTAAAACCATCACGTCTTCGACAATGCCATCAGTGGTGACAGTTACCCAGCACAGCACGTTCTCAACCGGGTTATGCACCAGTACGGCAACTTCGCCGTCATCCCGTACGCAATGGATGCGGGTATCTGGCAGACGCTGCACGGCTACGTGAACAAAGCCACTGTCGCCCACTTCCGGCACAATGATAGTGTCTTCGGTACTGGCGTAATCACCAACGTTGGCATCAAACGCCAGCTCAAACAACCGCGTACCGCCGCGCTGCACGAACACGCCGCGTGCATCTATCTTGCAGGCTATCGCACTGTTCGAACCCTGTGACGAAGCTTCCTTGATGTTGAAGTTGGACGGCGTAAGTGCTTCGTCAAAGGAGGTTGCCCGTGCTGAGTGTTCCGCGCCTTCGGCACCGACGATAAGGCGTTGCAAAGGCAGAAGCCAGTTAATGTCATCGACTGGACCGGAACCAACAGTACGGTTGATTGGGCCAGCATCACCAACGGTGTCAGGGTTGAAGTTGTAAAAATCATCCGATACAGATCCGTAAATACCATTCTTACCAGCCCACCATAAACGGCCTTCATAAAAAGCTA